CTGTCTCGTATTTTGCAAACAAAAAGGCATACTAGGGGCGCGGCCTCCTCATCAATAACATTTACTTATGCATATAATAACCACACCTTATCACCTGCCGCCCCGGCCACCGCCGCCCCCTCTCCCCTGTGAACTTGATACACACCGCCGCCCCCGTGCCGCCCTCCTTCGTTCGGACATGTCCGAAACATTTAATTTTTATATTATTTAAATTATTTTAATTATTTTATTATTTAGGTATTGCATTATTATTTTATCTGTGGTCTAATAGATCCATGGTTAAGGGGCGCACCATCGAAGCGGCCCACATTTTCAGAAGGTAGAGATATCATGACTAAGCAAGAAACTACAACACAGCCAACAATCAGCCCCGCTCAAAAAACTATCATTACCGCTATTCGTTCAAGCGTAAAAAATGGCAATACTATCGCCAGCGGGTTCAATACATTCATCAAAGCCGATGACAGCGAAAGCGTACAGGGTATTATTACTGTATTCTTTAACGAAAAAGAAACTCACCGCATCAAAAATGATTTATCTAACAAAGCTTTAAAAGATCGAATCACCAATCGTTTAACAAAAGCCGGTGACCTTACAGGCAAGTCCTTGAAAGAGGCAATCAGCAAAGAATACAATGCAACAAAATCTAAAGCTGAGTGTAAGAACTGGGACGCGGCCCGCAAAGCGGTCACCCGTGCATATGCTCAGGTTGATTTGAAGGCGAATATTAAAGACGGCATACTGTCTACCGGCCCTATCCCCGCACCTCAGCAGATTGATAGCGTACAGGGTAACGGCGGCGGCGATGAATCCAGCAACGTGTCAGACTCTGGCAATATGGATACCGCTCAAACCTTCGATAAAATCACCGCTTTGATTCATGACTTATCAGAAGTGGGCGCGAAGGCTGAACTTAAAGCCCTACAGGCGTTTTTAGCGGATACCGTCAACGCAATGGATAAGCAATCAAAAGCTGCATAATCTAACTGGGGCCGCCACCGCGGCCCCCCTTCTCACTCACTGAGGCCTATATCATGGAAAATACAAACACCCCGAAAATTTTATTTACCTTCGTTTTTGAGTTTCCCAATAATCACAGCCAGAAATTTTTCTGTGAAGGCGCTACTAAGCACGAAGCCTACACAAAAATACTAAACCAGATAGCCGTTCAGAAAATGCCAAAGCCAACCCGAATGACGGAATGTCAAGAGTCGTGCAATTTTGTAACTGACTTTTAATATTTGGACATGTCCCAAAATTCCAAAACCGGCCCCGAGCCGGTTTTTTATTGCCTGCGATATTTAAATTTAGAAATGGCCAGGCCCTGTAATATATTTTAATTAAGGGATCAATTAAAAGTCTATACAAAATCCTAATTGTGGCAGCCATAGCGTACGCCTGTGCAATCTGGGGCCGCGATGTGCCAATCTGTGCCGGTTAACTTATATCGACGCTGAGAAGGCCTGAGAGGCCGCGGCCCCCGTGTCATATATTCAAATAATTATTGTGTTATATATCAATGAGTTATATCTATTACAATTTGCTAATGTGAGAGGGTGTAAATGGCTGATAGGTTGACGTGGCGGCCTCTCAGCGTGTCTCTGCAATCCTATATGCCTGCGCAGCTGTGTATTGTAGTATGTATATATATATAATATTAAAATATTTTTATTATTATTATATATATGTATATATGTATTACCTCAGAAAAACACCCCTTTTTCGTAGCGACCATTTTTCTCAGAATTGCCTTTTATTAGAAAAAAGAGGAAGCCCTGAAGTTTTTCTCGAAACCTGAAAAGGGGCCGCGAAAAACACGTATTTTTCATTTTCTAATTTAATACATAGATACTCTAATATTATTGTCAAATACTATGTGTTTTAAAAATCGTCAAAACTCAAATTGTAAAGGAGGGAAATTTGCTCTTAGCTAGAGGGGGCCGCGTTTTAGACTACCCCCTAAAACTAAAACAAACACAATTGATCAAAAACTGTACAATACAGCAATACATAGATATAAAAACGAGCACCTCTGACGAACGGTACCCCTAATTGATTATTATTTGATCAATTTATAAATATGACCAAAGGTACTTTTTCTATCGAAACTTGGCATGTTTATCGCATACGAAAATATCGCCGATGAACGGTAAAGACCCTACAATCTGTAGGTTTCTGCGATATTTTAAAAACACATGTTCTCAGAGCAATTAACCGGCATTTTTACCCATATTCCAGCCCCTCCTTAATAATCTAATAATCTAATAATTTAATACTGGGGTATTGACATATCGCAATAATGGGTATATAATGGTAGTCAGAAATGGAGGAAAGCATCCTCTGACCGGTAACTTTCGGACTTGTCCAAAAATATAGGAAATTAGAAAAATGGTTAATAAAGACAAAGTAATAAAAAATCGCTTTGGTCATAGTCGATTGACTATTGACCCAACTTGTAAAAAACAGGTTAATGAAATATTTAAAAGCAAGGCTCAGAAAGAAAGGGAAAAAGATTTCATCAGGGACGCGGCCATTATTTCAGGCCTGATTGCATTAGCGGTGATCATGGTGGCAATAGATTTTTTAAGTAACAGTTAATACCTTCGGACAATGTCCGAACATTTTAGAAGCATTTATAGACATTGGAGAATATTATGGAACATGCAACATTGATACTAACTGTGATCGAACTGGCGGCCCTTGCGGCTTATATCATCAAACAGGAATTGACATGCGAGAGTATATTTTAATTCATTGGCATTTAATGGGCACCGGGTTCACTGTATATAACGTGAAAAGTGAAGTGATTCTAGACCTGTCACAACCCGGCCACACTCAATATCTAGTAGATAATCTAGATATAGATTTTTGTCCGGGCCAGGAGGAGTCATTGGAATTGAATTTGTTTGATTCTAATACACTGGAAATACGACAGGGTGATATTTTAGGTAAATCTCACCAAGTCATCATTCATTGAGGAATTCAGTCATGGAATTTTATTATGAATTTGTATATACCGCAGGAGATACCACACAAAGATTCAGTATTTGCTCTGAGAAGAAATTGCAGAAATGTGATATTCCGATGCTGTTTGATAAATTGCAGATAATCAGGGATTTTACTGTGGATGAGGAAATTCAACTAAATAAACTGGTCGGGGAATTTGACCTCACTTTGGTACATGCGGATTTTGTAACTAAAAATTAGCCTTCACTAAGGGCTGGGTACTCCCAGTCTTTACTAAAGGCATCGGCGGGAATATAGGCTGATGAGAACACCGGCACTTATGTGCAAGTCCATTGAGGCGTGATGTTTAAAAATTTGAAAAATGGCAAACGGTTTTACACACCGGGAGCCTCACTCGACAAATTACGACAGTAAACTGTAGGGGCCGCGCTGACGTGGCCTATGTAAGCAGTGCTGGCAGGTAGCAGTGATTCAGGATAATGACTCCACCCGAGTCAATGAACGCTGGCCATAAGTCCTTGGTAATATAAGCGGTAGCTTAAGCAGTGACAGTTTCGGACATGTCCCAAAGTTAGCAAAAATAATAAAGCGACTTTAGATAGGACTAACCCCGAACTGAGAAACACTTAAGCCAAATCCATTGAACCAGTATGCAGCACGTAAGTCATGATAATACATAACAGGTAAGCTGGCGTTAGACTCAGGTCTGTGGAGTGACTACATTTTGGGCGGGAGCCAAAACCCTGGCCAACACTTAAAACAGCGCGATTGAGCATAGTCTCAGCGTGTTTTAAATGATGTTGGTAAAGATTGGCAGACAGTACCCGCCCTTAGTGTGATAACTAAACTCATCAATGATGGGTTCACTTATCACATTGGAGAAAATTATGTATTATTACGAAGAAAATAATAAAGCATCATTTGATATTTTATTTAAGGACGACGAAGGAAACATTAAATTTATTGCTGAGGTTATTAACATAGATGACATTAGGGATATTGTAGATTTCTTAAATAGACGTGAAATGCGCTAAGGCAAACTTATGAAATATTATGCAGCGCAATATAAGTACGGAGCAAAGATAGTAAAATTACATATCTTAGCTTTTGATTCATACGACGCACTTTACTGGATGCATGAAAACTTAACAAATAACTCAGGCTTTGCTGTCTTCGGGAGAATATAAATGGCAATAAAAACAGAACTTAAGTTAGGAGATAAACTAACCGGGGCCGCGGGTGAATGGACAGTGACCCATGTATTTGCTTATTACATCTGCCTTAAAAATACAGAAGATGAAAATTTAACGATAACACTTTCTTCTGATAATCCTATTTATGCAAAATGGGAGGGTCATATAGCTTGGCCTTATAGTTTTGGTGGGTCATTTGACAGACAGCCTTCACAGTGCAGGTATAGTACCTTAGAGCAGGCGCTGGCTAACTTTACTGGGGAACCTGTGACAGGAGAAACTAATGCTAAAATTTAAATTAACTTGTGAAGTAAATGGTAAAACTATAGATGACGTAGTAATTGCTTTAGAAGTATTGACAAAGCAAATTGAAAGTGGATTTACATTGGCAAGTGATAAAAACGAATCAGGAAATTACAGTTATATTTTAAATGAAGAAAATGAAAAAGTTTCGGACAAGTCCTAAACTGAAGATGGTCACTACATTGAAGTAAGTAAGAAAGTATTTAACGAATTAGTTTCAGGTAATCACAAACCTTACAAAGTAGAAAATCTGGAACTAGCATGTAAAAATAACTACCTATCTCACGAAGTACATTTACTAGAGATACATAATTTTGTGAGTGCGGTGGTTCAGTACTATATTCAAGACATAAATTCATAACCAGGAGGTGATCTGTATCTATTGCAGCAATGCAATTGGAGAGTGTGAGCGATCTATTACTCAAGACTTACACAAAGCCGGTGGATGCTTAGGGTACAGTATGGCGGCTATATAAATTAAGCCATAAGACGCGGCATTTAGAACCCTGTGCTAATGCTCTGGATACGTAACCAGAACTTATTATTAAGGTAGAAGTAAAGCTAATGCCAATTACAAAAGAACAGAAAGAAAAATATTTAGAAGCTAAAGGTTTCCTGTGTGTTTATTGAGAAAGTAATCATGTAGCAGTTGAAGGACCTACCGAATTTGATGATAAAGGAGACTGCTCTCAAGTAGTCACCTGCAATAATTGTGGAAAATCTTATACTGATATGTTCAAACTAATCGATGTAGAAGAAATTAAATAATACTTTAATCACTGTAACGGAGAAGACAATGAAAATTTTAACATTAATAGCAATTTTACTTACTTTAACAGGATGCAAAAACAACTCAGATAATTTGGGTATAGAAGAATTATTTGATCCGGATAGCGGAATAATTTTGCATTTTTCTTCCGAGCACAGAACAACACTTGATAGAGTGGTGAGCGCTTGGATTTATTCTCAGGAATGCTCTGGCTTAACTACAGGCCGACCGCCGTTAGTAGTAACACTGGACGATATAGAAGGAAACAAGGCCTTTTATATATTGTATGACTTTGGTGTAATATTTATAGAAACCGAAGCAATAGAGCTGGGAGAAACTTTGAAACACAGCATGCTTCACTATATTTTAAGCGAAAATGGACTACACGACAGTTCAAATTTGCACCCTTCTCGTATATTTAAAGAATGTACATCAAGGAAACTTTACATTTATTAAGTAGAGTAATAATACCTTTATCGGTATAAATTTTAAAATATCGGGAGAATAGTCCGATAAAGTACTATTTAACTGGAGAATATTATGGAATTTGTAAATGCGGAAATTAAAAGTAAAGAAGACTTAGTGGCAAAGATTACAGAGGGTCTTAAATTGTTTGTAAGGGGCTGCCCTTTGTATTATGACCAAAGCTATGTATACAAGGGAGAAAGTCCTTTCAGAGTAGGAGATTCGGCTATATCTGGGCTATTTTATGAATATGCCGAAGTGCAAGAAGAATTACCCTGGCAGCATAATTTAAAAAACACTGGACCGGTACTTTGTTGGGTAAGTGACAACGACAGAAATGCAAGAATACACGCTTGTATGGTGGAGAGTTACCAAACTTCTACTTCAAGTCGGTACAGATTTATTTGTCAAGACGGCTGCAAATTTTTATATGCAACTCCAGTTGATCCCAAATATTGTTTAAAATGAGGAAGATTAGCCATGGAAAAGTCAATAAAATTATTGCAACAATCTATAGATAAGTGGAGAGATCCTTCAGTTACTAAACACGGTGCAAAAGATTGTCCTCTTTGTTTGGAATATAATTCAGACGAGATGTCTTATAGTGAAAGCTGCCTCCAGTGCCCTATAGCTAAAAGTACAGGATTTACAAATTGCAGAGGTACTCCTTATGGGACTTGGTGCAACAAATTACACAGGTATAATTTGGTAAGAGGTAACCCCTCCCTAAAATATATTAATGTTTTGGAAGCTCTTCAACTGGCTGCCAGTAATGAATACCAATACTTAGTTAATTTGCACATGGAATTAACAGGAGAAACTTACATCTAAACTTTGGGACATGTCCGAGAGAATATTATGAAATTCAAAATAGTTTACGAAGATCTAAAACAGTTGCCGGTGGAAAAGATAGTAGAATTGCCTGATGAGACTAAACAGGAAAATCCTGAAGGTTTTGAGCTGGACTACTTTTATCATAAAGAGATGGATAGGTTAAAGCGTAAACAACGCAAAGAAATGCTAGAAGAAATTCACGGCATGGCTTACGATTTAACTGATAAAGGATACTACGACTTATTTCAGCTAAGTGATTCAGGTCACTGGGAAGAGATAGGAAATTTGTACACTAAACTTTAGGACAATGTCCGAAAGGAGAAAACCATGAAATACTTAATAATTATTTTAGCAGTGTCTTTAATGTATGGGTGCCAAACCGACACTTACGAAACAGATAAAACCGACTATGATCTTATTGATTATGACAATGGTATAAAAGTAAGGGTTGAATATGGAGACATACCAACACTGTATACGTTTACATCAGCTTGGACTAGAATTCAGGAATGCTCTGGGCTAACTTACTATGCTCCATTTATAGTGGTGGTTAAAGATATAGAAGGTCCAGCAGATGCTCTTTATTTTAGTGATGGAGTTATAGTTATACAAAGAGATAGTTTAAAATATGGAAAGCTTATACAGCATGAAATGCTACATCACCTATTAAATAAAAATGGAATGTCAGAAGAATCCAGTAATCACACTTCTTATTTATTTGACCTTTGTGTGCCAGGCACCACAATAAAATGAGGCGGCCATGAAATCTAGTTCTATATTAGAACAATTAATTAAAGAGTTTCCAGATTGTTGGTTTAAAGATGGAAGAGAGTTTGATAATAGTCCAAATAGAATTGTATGGTCTGGAGAAGGAAGTTCAGTAAATGGAGAAATGGCTTTCAGTTATCAATCTTATGAGTTTGATGCTTCAGAGAAATTATATACCATGGGAGTATTAAACGAGTTAAATAAATTTTGCACAGATAGAGGATACTATTGGGAAGCCTATAACGGCGGAACTTATTTTCTATACAAAATGTAATTATGGTGGTGAGGTCTGTAAGCCTCCCTTGATGTTTTGAAGTTAAAGTACGCGCAATTCTGAAAGCTTTACAGAGCTGTATGATGCGAGTCGAAAATATGTGACAAAACTAATGCTGGATAAGAAAGGACGAGGCCAGCAACCGCCACCCAATTTCAGGAGAACTAACATGAAGCCATTAACACAATCAATGCAAAAGCAGCTATCTTACGAACCTGCAAACAAAGCAGCATTTCACCGAGAAGCTAAAAAGGTTTTACGTAAGGTAGCCAAATCAATGAACCTGTCAACCGGTGAGTACGATGTGCGCAGCAATATGGGCGGCATTGCAGTGTCGGGAGAAATTACACTTCACACTGATAATGTATATGTGCAAGTGTCTCAGCCATGTTTTGGGACAGGAAATGAAGTAATGTATAGAAAATGCAAAGGTCGTAAAGACTTCTGTGGAGAGCAGAATAATTTTGCACCGGTAGAAGATTTAGAGCATGTGAATTCATTCGCATGCAGGTTTTTAAATATAATTAATTAAATTTAGGACATGTCCTAAATATTTCAGGAGAATTTTAAAATGACTATTATAGAAGTAAACGAAGATAAGTTCTCTTTGGTAGAGTATTACAATGAAGGACAAGATGTGTCTGTAGTAACTCCAAATGGAGATACTGTAAACATAGCTGTAAATGCAAAAGGAATTACCCATGTATCATTGCAAGCAACCTGTAAAGGTAAAGTAAAATCGGAAGATGCGCCAGTATATCTTCCATCTGAAAGTAATAATAAAAAAGAAGTAAACACGCAAATATTGGGAATGGTAGACAATGATTTTATAGTTAAAAAAGCCCTTGGTATAATAAAGAAAAAATTTCGTAAGGGAAAATATATGACTAGTCCAAGTGATACTAAAGAATTTTTAAAACTTTATTTCTCAAATCTAGAGCATGAAGTTTTCACTACAATATTTCTAGATCAACGACATAGACTAATTAAAGTTTCTGATATGTTCAGAGGCACTATAGACGGCGCAAGTGTGTATCCAAGGGAAGTAGTAAAAGAAGCACTTAAGCACAACGCAGCGGCGGTCATATTTGCCCACAATCACCCATCTGGAGCGTCTGAACCTAGTTACTCAGATGAGCGCATAACTGCAAGATTAAAGGATGCACTAAACATGGTAGATATTAGAGTACTTGACCATTTTGTAGTGGGAGAGGAAGTAGTATCTTTCGCTGAACGTGGAATACTTTAGGACAAGTCCGAAAGTATACTTATTGAACGATTGAGGAAATTAAGATGAACTTACAAAGGTTATTTAACGTAATAAATAATTCTGTTTTTACAATTAACGGTAAGCTGGATTATTTTAGAGTAACTGAGGCCGTCATTCTTTTAGCAAACGAAGTACATAAGTATGAAGGAGAGACGGAAGATATTTGGACCATTGGGGAGGGAGGAGAATGCACTCTAGATGAGTTTATTGTAGGAGCCTACTGGCACTATACCGAATGTCATGATGGACAGTACAGCAAAGGTTATGAAGCATTGTCAGCATTGGGACAGGTGTTCAAACCTAATATGGCATCAGTAGAGCAGGACAATACTGCATACCGAACTCTTAACGATATGTCCAAAGGAGAATACCAAGGCCAGTAAATTAGCATCTAAACAGGTGATCCATGCGTACACTTACAATACAAAATGTAAACTATAAGTTTGTAGATACAAATGAAAGACAAACTTGGCTGTTAGATAAAGTATCTAAATTAAAATTAGGCCGGAAGCGTAAACCTAAGCCAATATCTATTTTAAAAGGGGATTTAATAAGCAGCAGATCTCAAGCTAAATATTACGCCAACTATATTTTTGATAATAATAAACGAGTTGTATATTTTTGGCCTGTAGTAAACAGGGAAACTTTTGATTTTAAATATATAACTATAAACGAACTTCTTAATCTTTTAGGTAGAAGTGTATGTAAAGAATTGTATAATACACCTAAACTTTATTTAGAAGACGAAATAGAATTACTTGAGAAATATTATGGGTTTGTATTTAAAGAGTACATACCATAACTTTAGGACATTGTCCGAAAATTTTAGGAGAACTTAAATGGCAAAATTAAAAAACATAGTACATTCAAAGGACGCTTGTACTTTAATATTTAAAGGAAACGAGAAAATACCCGAGCCTTCACTGGGAGTTATAAAGTTTCCGGGCGGTTTCGTAGAGGTATCAAGGTGCAGTGATGGATCTTACTACGCACATATTTCTTCAGATTGTTCAGATAACATAATAGATTCTAGAATAGATTATAACTAGGAGGAATCATTAACCATGGGAATACCTGAAATACCTTGTGCCGATAAGATAGAAAAAATCGCCATAAAGATAAAAGGCCCATACTTAGAGCCGGAAGACGGCTAAGGATAAGTAAAATGAAATTTGAAAACGAACTTAAAGAAAATAAGCTTATTCCATATGGTATTACCTTAATTATATATATGGCTGCAATAGTAGGAAATGCAGGGTTAGAAAATTTAGTTACAGTCTTCAGTATATTGTTAGCTATATTTTCTTATTCAGCATTTTCTGAAAGAGAAGGGTCCTTAGAGATAACAAAAAATTTGTATATCTCATCATTACTGTCTTTAGCTATAGCAGTATATTGTGGGTGGGTTTTGGTGTCAGTGTCTTGGATATTTATTATAGCGTCCTTAATTTATGCAGATAAAAAATTTATGAGAAAAGAAAATGAGAAATCTTAAAAAACTACAAATTCCTTTCGATATGAAAGAACTTGAAAAACTGGTGGCATCTTTCACTATATTTGAAAAAATTGAGTTCTCTGATATATCAAAAGAACGCATCAGGATAAAACTTAAAGATCTCAGAGAGCGTCAAGTTCCTCAGAGAACTGTTCTCATGGAAATGAAGGACGAAGATGTTGTTCTGTACTGGTTTAAAAATTGGTTGCACCCAGACCTTAAAGAATTTTGTCCTGAGCCTCCAAAGAGTACACAAGGTTGTTCAAATGAAGTAATACAAAGGGACATCAGACAGAGGTTTATAAGGACATATGAAAACGGGCAGCACAATTACGATTATACGCTGGAAGAAATTGACGAATACGTAGAAGAGGTAAAAGCTACATTCGAAGTAAAGCTATCTTACTTTAAAAAGTCAGGAAAATATTACAGCTACGGCAACTACTATACAAACCATAAAGAAATGTTTGAAATATTTGAAGAGGTACAGCAAAAAACAAAATCAGGAAAGTTGCCAGATTTAATTGAAGGTTATAGTGACTTTGTTGTATTAGTAGAAGTTCCAAACCATCCTAACAATTATCCAGCACTTATAAATTTGCCTGAAGATTTAAAAGGTCAGGAGGAGGACGAGCTTCACCTTTAAATAAAATACAAAATTAGGCGTAACATTAGCCAAAACTAATAATGTGGAACTATATAAAGTTCTGTGTTATAGCCGAGTCTCACTGTGAGACATAATAAAACCGAAAGGAAGAAACTATGAAGAAACTATATGCAATCATTTGTATTGTTTCAGCTATGTTGTTCTCTATGCCAGTAATGTCCAGCGTCTTAGACGTTGGCTATGACAGCACTGGAGCCTACACTGTAGCTGCTCAATATGATAAAGTAAAAACAATCGCCATTCCGGATCTAACGTACAAAGCCCAGGTCGCCGACACCGGCAACAGGTATAGATATATTAAAAATTTGAAACATATTACGCCGGTCGGTAAAATTATTCGACAATTAGCTTACACTAGAAATTTACATGCCAAAGAACGATTGAGTTGTACTCCATATGCTGGTGTGACAGCTGCTAACGCAGCAAGTTAAAAACTACCCGGTACCAAATAAAGCCCCTAAATTTAGGGGCTTTATTTTTCGGACAATGTCCGAATATTTTAGGAGAATTTTATGAGATATTGTATAACAGTAATTAAATCTGGAATGCGGATGATGGCATATCCTCATAATAGTTATGGGACCTATGAAACAGAAAGGGAAGCCAGAGATCATCTAATAGACATAATAACTAACAACTAAAACGAAGCAATAAAACAAACTTTTGGAAATATCGCATTTTCTGAGGTTAGGCCTGTAGAGTGCCATGTAGGAGGAGACCCTAAACAAGTAATTTTTGATCACTGATAACTAAGTCTGGAGAACGTCATGAAAAAAGATGAAGCTAACGTACAGGTTGGTAGATTTAGAAACAAAGTAGAATTTTATATAGGCTCTGGAGAAACTATATATTTGAACAGAGGTGATGCCATTAAGTTTGCCAATAGAATAATTGAGTGTTCAAAAGATATAGAAAAATGCAGCTATCAAGATAGCAGTATAGTTCCTAAAACTTATGAATTCTGTTTAACTTAAAGACAGTGGAAAGGAGGAAATAAAATGACCTTATTATATATGCTAGACATGTCAACTGGACATGTAACAGAAACCGACTACAAATTACTTGAAAGTAATTCTGAAATACCTATAAGAATAATAAATCATGACTATGGGTGGATGGTAAGTGTAGGTTACTGTGCTTCTTTAGGAGAAATTCTGGAAAAATGCTGCGAGATTGGAGATTTTGGGTTAAGTGAAAGTTTTGTAGAAATATATTATCATGCGGCAAGGTGTCAGTGTGCTTGGATAAACTTCGATAGAGACTCAGAACCTCACAAACTATTTGAAGTGTTTAACTGGTAGAAAATAAGCCTTCGTAGCTCAACTGGATAGAGCACCGGATTTCTACTCCGGTGGTTGCAGGTTCGACTCCTGCCGAGGGCACCATATAAGGACCTGTAGCTCAGTTGGTTAGAGCATCCGACTCATAATCGGAAGGTGAGTGTTCGAGTCACTCCGGGTCCACCATTTTTTAGCAAGGCCCTCCCGCTAAATAGCGGGAATAGAAGCGGGTTAATTTACGTCACCTTCATACACAAATTAAAGTACGTAATAAGCAGGAGAATATAAACTATGGACTAATTGTAATGTTTGATGCACAGACGCATCGTCATAGCTAAAGATGAGAAGGGAAAATTTTCACTCTGCCTTATTTCCTTCTCATCTATTTTATAAGGGTAATTAGTACCGGGTTAGCTCAGGGGTCGAAGCAATGTGCATATTGTGGAAGATGACAATGCACTGTCATAAGAGCGTCTCCCTATTAAGGAGAAGGTCGCTGGTTCAAATCCAGCACCCGGTACTAATTATCTTTCGGACTTGTCCGAATATTTAAGGAGAATTTAATGCCATTTCCAAAAGGTTACAGAGAAAAAAGAATAGCGGCAAGAAAAGCAGCGCCTAAAAATACTTGCGTATGTAATAAAGTAAGACTAAACGAAATGGATACTTCAATTGCAATAGCAGAAGAAGTAAGAGAAATAATCAAGAAAGAAGCCAAAGATAACTATAAAGGACTTTTGGTAGGAATTAACAACTGGCAATTGTATAGACTTAAAGAAGATATACCTAAAAACATAGAGGAATAGTGATGGCCGACAATAGTAAATTTAAATACTTTAATAACTGTGTAAATTGGGACCCAAGAGATGTAGAAGTAGAGGGCGGCCTTGCAGATCTAATTGAAAATTCAAATACAGTAGACAGAAATATATTCTTAAGGCATGTATCTTACCATGATCTAGCTATGCTAGAAAAAGAATTGGGATACACAAAAGACTTTAAGATGGAAAACGACTGGCATGTAACCTATTTTAAATCCAAGCACCACGAAGAGATAGTGTACGGATTCGTGCACTCAGCAATTGAATATATATTTGAACGGGATATAATAATATGACAAGCATACAATATGTAATGTTCATCACCGGACTGTGTGTAATGACTGCCGGTATTTTAGTAGGTATACTCCTTAAACTTATATGTGAAGGAAAGAAGTACGAGGGAATATTGTGCGATAAATGCGGAAAGCCAATAAAACAAGAACAGGCCAGGATACTTATATCTGCAATATATCTGGGAGATGTGGATAAATCAATCGGCTATAACTATCACACACTATGTGCCACGGACGAAAGATCTCATGTAATAGTAAACAAGCCCGATGGAAGCTCTTTTAAATCTAAGGTACTAGAACAAACGGAAAATTATATAAGTACTTCGTTTGGAACTTTTCACAGATCCACAGGTAGGTATATACTTGATGAGTTAGTGTATATAACCGACACTTTTGAGCAGGTGGGCCACTATGTCGGAAAATAAAAAACTCCATGCAATGGATAAGGAAAGCTGGCTAAGTAAAGTTTATGACGTACTTAATGAGTCTGAAAATAGATACCTAGATTTGGATGATTTGCATAAGAAGGACGCAGAACTTCAACAGGAATATTATGACGATGCTAAATCTGCAATGGATTACATTGCGGAAGAGCTTAATGTAGATTTAAATAATTTATAGGAGAACGTAATGTCAGTAGTACTAAATCTAATGCCTATGTACTTAAACAGTAATGTGTCTTTGACTACAATTAGATGTTCTAATGTAAGTCAAGATCAGCACTATTATTTAAAACGATGTGAACCCACTAGAATAGAAACCATAAATTCTCACCATGGTAGAGATTCTGAGGGAGAGTCTTGCTACGGGGATACAACTGAAGACCCTTACGGAGATCCTGTAGTGCAACTAACTGCCAAGCAGGTAAGAGGAGCCAACCTTTCAGGGCCAGAAGCAGCTTACGTTAACGCTATGGACAATGATGATTTAATAGCCTTATATTGGAATTAACTTTCGGACACGGTCCTAAAATTTTAGGAGGATAAGATGAAAAGAAGATCGTTTATTAAACTAAGTATTTTTGGTACGTTGTTTTTAGCAGTAGGAAGATTAAAAGCAAAAGAAAAAGTAGAAGAAAAAACTTCTGTAATTGAACATTTGAAAGGTACTGAATCTATATACCCGTTGTCGTTAAAGTTATTAAACTCAGATGACCAGTTACTTGCTGAGATAGATCTAGTAAGATCTCACAGGAACTATTATGCAGGTTTTGGATTCTGCATTAAGAATGGCACTATACATAGTTTAGAGTTTCACAGGAAAGGAGTCATAGTACTGCAAGACTTACTAAAAAATAAAACTTGCCAAATACAAATGAACATTGACTATATATCTACAGGAGACCGTATAGAATTTGCAGATTTGAAAATAAAACCTGAAATCTAAAGGAGACAATAAATGAAAACTGAAGTTAAGATAACAAAAACAGTATATTTAGATGAATTTATTGAAGTAGATCTTCCTTACTATTACAAGCATGACTTAATGGAAGACCATGCAGATATAGTTATTTGGGGAAAGATAGAAGATGACAAACACACTTCAATAAAAATACAAGAAAACTACAGAACAGGAGGTATTGAATTAGAATATAAGACTGAAGAATTATCAAACCTAAGTTCTTTGTACTGTTATTTTGGTGAAGAATATAAAAGCAATGAGTCTCAATATTTGAAAGCTAACTCTAAATTAATTTCAGAAGTCTCGGGTAAAAATTCAGCTATTATTAACGATGAAGTAACCAGCCGACTTTACAACCTTAGAAAGGATTTTGAAATGTTAAGAGATGAGGAGTGGGATGGAGATGCAAGGTCTTGTCAGGACAGCATTGATCAGCTAGAAGTTTTGATGGGACTTCTGAATGTAAGTTTAATAGTGGAGCAGTCTTATGATTAGACAAATAATAGTAGACAAAAAACTAATGTCCAAAAAATGTGAACCAGTTCCCCTTCCTATGGACCTAGATCACAGAGTGGTTATAAAGGACTTGAAAGAGACAACTCATTGGATAAAGGACAGATGTGTAGGACTGGCAGCTAATCAGATAGGATACCCGGTAAGGATAATAGCTGTTAAGCTGGAGGATAATGAGCATTTTACTATTATGGTAAATCCTGAAATAATAGACCATAAAGGAAAGGAAAAATTAGGAAAAGAAGGCTGTCTATCTGTACCCTCTACTATAAATAATAATGTTATGGTTAAACGGTGGTATAAGATAAAAATAAAGTACACAGCCGAGGATGGAAAGTCTGTAGTAACAAAAACGTACCGTAATTTTATGGCCAGAGTTATACAGCATGAAATAGACCATCTTGAAGGTAAGTTGATAGACTGAAAACAAGTAGAAATACACATTTATAACAACAGGAAAATGAAATGAAATACTTATTACTTATTGTTATTTATTTTATTACGTCTGAAGTTTTTTCAGATTCTCTCAGTGTAGATCAAGTATATTCTATAGAAAGCTTTACAGAGTCTGCTAAGAAAACCAGGGTGTCTGTGGATCTTTGTTTGATAGAAGTAACGAAAACTAAAAAACAAGGACTAGAATGCCATAACTACAATTTAGATAGGCAAATTATGGATAAACGATACCTTCGGGTTATTAAGATAGATCATAAGTTATTGTATAATGAAGTAGCCAATAATAACGAATGGTACTATTCTTTTTCTAAACTTGATCTAATAAATTTTAAAAGTGACAGAATAAAACACATCCTTAAAAAACAAGGCAAGTAAAGGATACAGAATGCCCAACAGATACAGGTGCAATAGCGATAATTGCAGAATGAGAGTAACCTTACGTAAAAGAAAGGAGGAGTATGTAAAGGAGCCAAAATGCAAAGCCTGTGGAAGTGGAATTCATTGTGTAGATAAGGAACGCAAAGATTATATAAAAAGAACAACCTGCAACTGTGATGGAATACACCACCCGCACAGGAAAGGATGTAAGTGGTGTAACTATTACACCGGAGAGTATGAAGAAGAAGAACTTCGTGAACGTAATTGTATTTAAACAACTGGAGAAAATATCATGACTAAAGCCCAACAATTAAGAAAAGCAATACTGGAAAGAAAATTTGTACACCTATCAATGAAAGATGGGTATGGTACAGAGGCCTCAGGAAATACTATAAGATTCAAAGAACTCTTAGGAGAAAATCCAGAAGAAGTGAAGAGTAATTACAATAAGGCAGGTAAGTGTGTAAAATTTACCGGAGTATTTTCTGACAAATCAAAAATAGAATATACTTACAACACTCGTCATCACCAGTTTAAATTAAAGGCAAAATAACTTTCGGACTTGTCCGAATATTTCAGGAGAATTTACCAATGACTAGCATGTGTTTAGTTTACGACGGCCCCTCTATACTAGATGGGGAGCCTATTATTGTTTTAGCTACCGGATTTAAAAAACCAAGCACCAACAGAAAAACTGGTCCCATCATTCAGACCTACATATTACGAAAAGATATAAGCCCAACCGAGGCTTTAAAGAGCGGCCAGGATACATCCATTTGCGGAGACTGCGAGCTGCGTGGCAACGCTTGTTATGTTTTGGTACATCAGGCACCTACGGCGGTGTGGCATGCCTATAAGCGAAAGGATATGAAGGTGCCTGACGATTTAACAGAACTTTGCAAAGGTAAAGCTGTACGCTTTGGAAGTTACGGTGACCCGGCAGCTGTACCGGTTCAAGTTTGGAAGGATCTATCTAAAGGTGCCCGTAACCATACCGGATATACTCACGCTTGGAATTATTGCAATGAAGAACTTAAGAACTATTGCATGGCCTCAGTTGAGTCAGTAGCGCATGCTAAAGTTGCCAAAGCAAGAGGGTGGAAAACATTTAGAATCCGCCAATCTGGATCAGGACTTGAAGCCGGGGAAATGGTTTGCGCCGCAGAGAAGAACGAAGATATAACATGCAAGTTATGTAAGATGTGCGATGGGACAAAAAGAGATGTGGCAACAACTGTACACGGAACTAAGTGGAAAATTGAAGAATTTAATAAGTCAACTCAGGAGGCATTATTATGACTGAAGTAGCCGACTATACAAGTACTGAAGACCTATGCCCTATCGGCACAATAGTAACCGATAGAAGCAAAGACGATTACATATACTACGGATGTAGCGCAACAAAGACCGGAAAGTTTAATCATCACTTTATACAACTAAGGACTAAAAGTATGCATCCAGATCATGACAGCTGGACTTACCGTTCTGTACATACTGAAACCTTAATTAACAAGTTTCCAAATTTGTTAGACCAGTTTCCAAACCTACTGGAGAAATAAGAAGATACAGTAAACTAGTACAAAAGACTTAAAGACAACTTATAATTTAAATTAACAGGAAAGCTAAGATGAAACTAATTGGATTCACCGGCGATGCCGGCTGTGGTAAAGACGAAGCGGCAACTATACTATTTCATAAATATAGATTCAAAATAGAAAAGTTTGCTAAGCCTATATACGAAGGACTATCTGCAATGTTGAACGTCCCTGTATCGGTGATAGAGGAAGGCAAAAGAAAAGGCACCTGTCCACCTGATTTGGAGCTAACCTACAGAGAACTTCTTCAAACTCTAGGAACTGAATGGGGCCGAGATGTAGTAGATAGTGAAATTTGGACCAAGCTGGCTAAGAAAAGAGCTAGAAACTGTATAAGACTTGCCAATAAGAGCGTAGTGTTTACTGATGTTAGATTCGATAACGAAGCTAAGATGATACTTATGGCAGGTGGTACAATTATAAAAATAATTAGGCCAGGACATGAAAAAATAAGCAAGTCATATCATGTAAGTGAGTCCGGTGTAAGTAAAGAATTTATATCTGACACCATAATAAATGACGGCAGCCTTACAGACTTGTACGATAAGGTAGAAGACATAACTTTAAGAAAGGCAGGTGACTTATGTTATCAGGACTCCAAGTTGACTCTGTAATAGCAGACAGTGACAACAAGGAAGTTGTCATGCATACCTATTTCAGATCGGGGGACGAGCTTACAGCATTGTCAGTTTTAAGAGTTAAAAGAGAGGACTACTTTGAATTACTGAAAGCTTTAAAACCTGTTAGATCCATAGGGCCGACTCACTACAAGTTATTTGGATTCCACTCTGAAAAAGAAAAAGCTGAGATACTTAGTCAGCAAGAGTACGAGTACAAAAGAGAAAACTATTTAGACAGAACTTAAAAATACTTTCGGACTTGTCCGAAACACTTTAGGAGAATTTCATGAAAGAAGAAAAAGAAGTAGCACAGGTTACCTATTCAAAACTGGGAGACCACCGTGGACATAAAAGAATTTGGCTAGAGGGTAAAAAATTAGCTGACATTGGATTTGTCCGTTATGCATCGTACAGAACTTTGGTAAATTACCAAACCAAAATGATAGTACTCACCTTAGATGAAAAAGGAGATCGTAAGGTAGCCGGTAGAAAACGAGGAGAAAAAGAAATTCCTATTTTGGATTTTAGCAATGATACAGTTACTAAATTATTTAAAGGAGCTACTCGGGTCAAGGCTACTTTCAGTAAATCAATTGGCCATCAGCCATCTACCATCCTGATTGAAGTACATCACGAAGATGTAAAACTAAACGACCGGGAAGACCGGCTAAAAAAGAATGCTAAAACTGGGTCAGTAACCGAGGGTTCGGCCTGCTCAGGTGCTGCTGTATTTGCCGCAGCCATGAAACAGGGCATGCATGAGGGCGGCGTTGAGTCCTCCGTTGAGTGGATCATTGACCGGGAAGGAAATTACCTCCAGGTTGCTTTGGACAACAATCCCGCCATCACCGGTGATACCGTCATCTTTGAAGCCAGTCTGGAAGAGTTGGAACCTGAACTTCTGTCCCCGGTGGATGTGTTTCAATTCAGTTTACCGTGCACCGGACAGGGCGTTGCCGGTAAATCCAAAAATAAAATAAGTCGAGCCGAGGATCACCCCACGGACGCCACCTCTGTGTTTGGAGTGATGGCATCCATCAAGGCCTCAAATCCTTCCATAATCAGCAGTGAGAACGTACCAGAGGCCCAAAGCAGTGCTACCTATGCGTTGATCAAGGCCGAGCTTCAACGTATCGGATATGTCATTTATGAGTACATTCTGGATAGTGTTCAGGCGGGGTCCTTCGAAAGCCGAAAACGATACTGGTTTTTGGCCGTGTCTAAAGGCATAGACAATATTGCTCAGGCTTCAAATTTTTCCATAAAGGACTATGATAAAACCTATCACACACTGGGGCAGTTACTTGAGCCCATCAGTGATGATGATAAAATGTGGGCTGACAACCAGTACCTGAAAGACAAGGCCATAACCGATAAAGCCGCGGGGAAGGGGTTTGCCAATCGTCAATTACTGACCGAAGACTCGCAACGTTGCGGTACCATTGGCAGACATTACAATAAGCGCAGGAGCACTGAGCCGTTCGTAACACGCCATCAGGACGATAAGGAGCGCCTGCTGACACCGATAGAACATTGCCGAGCCAAGGATGTACCTGAGTGCTTCGTTAAAGGCGTCAGCGCCACTACAGCTCATCAGATACTGGGCCAGTCGGGATTATGGAATAGTGCCCGGGGAATGGGAAATTTAATAGCTGAAATTATCAGCCAGGTTGTCAATGGTGAGGAGGTAGTATGTTAAAAGGCAGTACCGATGGCAGCAATTTAATAAACACGCTGACCTACGTATCATATGCACACAACCGGGACAAAGGAATGTCCCATAATGATCTGGTGAAGATCTTAAAATTACCTGCTGATGTAGCTGAAAATTTCCACTGTGAGTACGCTAAAGATTTGGAGGCCGAAAATGATAGAGAGTCCCAGCCACGTAAAAGAGAAATATAAGAACCTGCTTAAGAAGACTGAACTTATTTCAAAATTTTATAGTGAGTCGATGGGCGTAGATATGACACTTTTGGATGCCATATCTAGGCTGTCATTGGCTCATGACTACGATAAGAATTGGAATATAATGTTGACTTATCAGGTAGCATTAGAGGACACGGAGCCAGAAATGGCTGAGGCTATAGGAAAGCTTCTGGAGTATCTTAGTGAAAATACTTTAGCCCTATCTAAATTTGTAAGAGACAAGGAATCCATAAAACGTAGGGCTGAGGGAAGTATAATACCAAAGGGATTAGGGTAATTTTATTGACAGATCTAAATAATAGCTATATTTTAATAGGAGGTAGTGAATGGCATTGACCGTAGTTACGACAAATAGCAATACTCAACACCAGACCAACAACTTGGTAACCATCCAAGAATTGGCTGTAGCCAAAGAGTACTACAGGTTTGTAGTAGTGGACTTTAATATAGTTTGCGCTATAAATGAACTTATAAGCTGCGGCAAAGGATATACCAGAGAGGTCATAGATAATCAACTGCTTACAGAAATTCGTGCAGCTGACATAAAAAAAGTAAGAGGTATAAAGTGAACTGTGAACTAACAGAATTTATAGTTAATCTACATAAATCAAGGAAGGCCAGAAAGGAAGGTAGGCAGTCTAATGTATCTCTTAGTATCGGTACTCTGATAGGAAAATTAACTGTAAAAGATCTTAAATTTTCTGACGTAGACAGTTTTGTGACCTATGATTGTGAATGTGAATGCGGAGGAACTGTAGAACTTACATATGCGGAAGTTAAAGATAGGGCCGAAAAAGGAAAAGGATGCCTCGGCCCCATGTGTGAAATAGCTAAAGAAGAAGATTTAGTATTTACTGACATGGATGAATGTTTAAAAGACCAGTTCAGAAGAATGATAGTCTACCACTCAAATAGAGTATGTGAGGAATGGGGAGGATCTGGATCGGACCTTGACCTTGGCTCTGCTTATGAGAACTTTTATTTTTATGTCATGGAATTAGGAGCTACAAAAGATAACGGATACTGGATGCCTTATAGACTTATGGCTAAATACCCGTTCGAACCTGGAAATGTGGACATAGGAATTAAAGATAAAATGAAAGGCAAGCGAGGAGAGAAGTTGTTTATATACGAAGACAACTTGATATCCATTGAGGAAGCATCAGAAATTATGGGATGCGAGCCACAGGAAATTTTAACACTGCAAGAAGCCATGATAGCTGATGAAGATATCTATGAAAGCTTTATATAATTAAACAATTTTAGGAGAATTACTGATGGCAATAGAAACAATAAGTCCAGATAACAAAGATTACGAAACACTTCAAGATTTTATGGACGCCCCTGAAAAAGGGTTTGACTATGAGGAATTTGCTGAACATTACAATGAAGCACCTATAGGCGACATTTTAGTATTTGAATACAGAGGGTCTGTAATAAGTAATTTTACAAAGATGATGAAAAGGAGAGGACTTGAAAAAGAGCAAGACTATAATTGCAAATCTACTCAAGCAAAATCTCCCGCCAAAGGTATTTATAAAGTAGTACTAAAGAAACTTACTGACACCCCCTGTAACAGCCAATAATTGGAGCGTTTATGATTGATCGTAAAGTCAAGATGACTTTGCCTTATGAGGCTCCTATGGTAGTTATAAAGGACCCCAATAAGAACAAAGGATTAGTCGAGCCGTTATTTATATTTTCATTGAGTGAATTTGAATTTAAGAATGGAAACGTAAGGTGGACTATAAATACTCCAGAAGGTCGAATGGTGGAGGGAAGTATAGGAGAAGTTGAACTTGAGAATTTATGTAATTCTGAAGGTAAAATTTCGGTAGTACTATCTATACCGGTAACTCTACACAAACAAAATCCTACTTTATCTCCAGAGTTTATAATAATAATTCCAGAGCATCTTAGAGTTTATCCTTTAAGTATGCTAAAGAAAAAGTATGGGACAGGTGCCCAAAATTTGTTTCGTTAGGAGACATGTAAATGTTTAGGTATTACAGCATTACAGAAAAATCTCCTTGGGAGATGACAATAGATTCCCCAGAGGCTTTAAAAACTCTGATAGAAAAAGAATGTGCAATGGTTAGCATATTGGGGATATCTGATGAATTTACAGAAGAAAGTGATCAGGACAAAATAACCTACAAAGGAGGCCTGTATTTCGATATAGACTTTGACGGTGAAATAAATAAAAGCATAGAAGCCCTTTACGAATTATTAGGAAAGCTTAAATATCAGGGAGTTGATAGGCAGGATATTTTAGTTTGGGCCTCAGGTAAAAAAGGATTCCATATAATTATACCTGAGAAAGTTTTCAGTTCGGGAAGACCAACAAGGTACCTTCCTTACATCTACAAAGAAATGGCACTTGAATTGTTTGTAGATGGAATAGATATGGTTGTTTACTCTGGAAAGAAAGGAAGACTTTGGAGACAAGAGAACGTAAGAAGGTCTGACAATGGTATGTACAAAGTTGGACTTCTTCCTGAAGAAGTAGAAAACCTAACTGTACAAAGTTATGCAGACATTATATTAAACTCAAGAAATATAGAACAGCTAACACCTTGTAAACAAGCTCCTAAACTTTCTGTTCTTTTTGAGCTGTGTAAGAAAAGAACTATATTCAAACAGAAACAGAAAAAACAAAACATAGAATCAGAAATAGCTGATGAAGTATTGGCTCAGTTCTCAGAGACTCTGCCCGGATGCATTCAAAAATTAGTAGAAGAAGGAGATAGTGAAGGCACCTCAAATTTCAATCAAGCGGCTATGCAGTTTGGTATATTTGTAGCCAGGTCAAAGATGCACAGGAATTTTTGGCAGCCGTTTGTTGACTCTATGGCCAAAAATGTAACCTCGGGTACTTACAAGTCTGAGAAGAGTCGTTCAGACCATTTAGTAGGAATGATACGATACGCCGCATCCTCCAAAAGTATGAAGTTTTCAAGAGGGGCTTTGTTTTCTGTAATAGAACCTTGTGGAAGCTGCCCCATATGCCAAAGTGAAGATGGATCTCTTATACAAGATGTTGCCGAAGATAACTTGGCCGGGATTACTGAAAGATCTGATGGGTATTATATTAAGACAGCTGATGGAGCACGTAGGATAACTACCTACACTTTAAAACCTGAAAACTATTTCACGACCAAGGCACAAGATACAGAACTTACACGCAGGGTAGGAATAGAAGCCTGCGTTGTGGTAAACGGAATTGATATAGTATCTGTGAGGATAGACGAAGGGGCTTGGGACTCTAAAAGCGGACTCATTAAAGAACTTAGAGGTATACACAATTTAGCGTTTCTTGGTGGAGATCAGGAAGTTCAGAGACTTAAACATTATTTATTTACAAAGGAGTTTGACATGGGAGAAATCCAACAAGTCTTCTCTGCCGGTATTCATAGACATCCAGTAGGAAAGTTATCAACCTTGGTTTATGTTGAGCCAGGCTTTTCAGTTACAGCTCAAAAAGAAAGAGATACTCATTATGTGGATGGAAGAATACCTGCACCTCCTAGAATTTCGTCTCAGGAATTTCCGGACACCGATAATCCAGAATTTAGAGAAACTATAAAAGCGCTGCTTAAAGTAAATCAGCCACACATAGTTGGGCAGATACTGGGTTGGTATGCAGCATGTCATCTAAAGGTCCACCTTCAAAGTGTAGAGAATCAATTCCCTATATTAAATCTTTGGGGAAATGCAGAATCTGGAAAGACTACAACAGCTTGTTTGTTTGCATGCCTTTCAGGTTGTGATTATATAATGGAGGATTCTCCACTATCTTTGGGAGGTGCAACACCTTGGGCGGTGGCAAACTTTGCAGCGTCCTCTACTACCATTCCAAGACTATTGGATGAGTTTAATAAATCTAAAATAAAAGAGGCCAGTTATAACTACTTTGCTGAAGTAATGAAGGCCGCCTGGAACAATCAAACATTTTCCAGAGGGTCGGTTACCAGTGCAGCCAAGGCTGATGGTAAAGGAAGGTCAGGAGCCGCTGTAATTGATTATAAAATCTCTGGCCCTCTGGCAGTTATGTCTGAGCAATCTCCAGAGATGCCGGCACTTAAACAAAGGATGGTGCAGGTAAGTATGTCAACTAAATCTAGAGAAGGATGCGATGATTATTTCTATATAACTCTGGAAAATAGGAAGCAGTTATGGAGGGCTTCTCGTGCAATGGTTTGGGCTAGTTTGGACAAATTACCAAGTTGGTCCAGTAAGAAAATGAAGGACTACAGGGAAGTTATCCCTAAAAAGATAGAAGCCAGATCTAATTACTCTTACCGAGTTGTTTTAACTGGTCTGGACTTTTTTCAGGAAGTTATGGAAGGACTTAAACTGGATTTAACTACCGAGATAGAAGATTTGAAAAAAGCTGTATTGACTCACCTATCCGGACATGAGCAACATATTAGTAGAGACAAAGGAAAGACTGAAGTTGATGCGGTTATGGAAGCGTTTAATATTATGGCAGGAATGGAAGATGGAAGCAGTGGAAGAAACTATTTAGTAAGTGGAAAACAATACATACTTTCTGAAGGTAAGTTGTACGTTGACACCTTAATGGCACATGCCATGTATAGAAGATACGCAAGATCATTTTCAGAAAGGGTGGTTATATCCAATCATGCACAATTTGCTACACTACTAAAACAAGAAGGCTACTTTATAGAATCTAAAAAACTAACTGTAGTATCAAGTATTAGAAACATGGAGGTTCTAGATATGGAAGCCATGGCAGAGAAGGGATTGGAAACAGGTCATTTCCATTCCGAAGCTGAAATTGTATGAGCTGGACCCTTGAAAAATATCTACAAGAAGCTGGCATAGGAGACATTCCTGAGTGGGCTGACGATGTATTAATAAACATTAATGATGACCCATCGTTAGTACCATTCAATCATCAAGTTACAGGATTGTCTCAGGCAGTTTATTGGGAAAGGTTTGGACTTTATGATGACACAGGAACCGGTAAGACTTTAATATCTCAGGCGTATGTAGCGTACCAAAATGGGTTAGGAAATAAAGTAATAGGGATAATGCCTCCTATATTAGTTAACCAATACTATGAAAGTTTTGGGACAAATCTTCAGGGAGCTGAAAACCATTTAGACATACTTAGATTCAATCAAACTCCCAAAGAAAGATTTAATTTATTAGCTAAATGGAGAGCCACTGATAGTTTTCCAAACCTTTTGTTAATGTCATATCAGATGTTTTTAAAGCACTGGAGAGATCTTAAATTTGATTACAGAGTTTTGATAGCAGATGAAGCTCAAGCTTTAAAAAATCCTGACTCTAAAATACACGCCTCTGTTAATTCTTTCATAGGTGGAAGAGATACGGAGGAGTCAAATTTTTTAGCCATGACAGGTACTCCTATTCACAATGGTTTGAGAGATGCTTACGGGTTAATAAGATTAATAACTCCGGGAAGATACTCCAGTTGGGATAACTTCGCTATGTTGCATTGCATATTTAATGAAAATGTTAAGTATGAGCAGATACTAGCGTATAAAAACCACGAGCACTTATATCATGGACTATATTTGCAAGCGCGTAGAGTTCTAAAATCTGAAGTTCTAGACTTGCCTGAAAAACTGGTGTCAAGGATTCCAGTTTGGTTACATCCCAAACATAAAAAGTTATATGATACTTTAGTTAGGGAGCGTGTACTTGAGATGGGAGATGAGATAATAGATGCGATAAATCAATCATCACTTCGCATGAAGTTAATGAAAATAGTCAGTACCCCTGAGAATTTTACTGAAGATAAGAAAATAGTAAACTTATGGATGTCAGCGGTTGATGAAGTTGTAGATACAGTAAATCCTGTAACAAACAAACTAATAATATTCGCACATTTCAATGACACCATTGAGAAACTATTTGAATACTATAAAGGATTTAATCCAGCTATAATTTACGGAGGCAAATATTGTAAAGATCCCAGCAAAGAGAAATTAAAGTTCCAGACCGATGATAGTTGTAGAGTTCTTGTAGCTCACCCTAAATCTGCTGGGGCTGGCCTCGATTTTCAAAGAGTATGCAGTAATGTATTTTTTGTAGAACCTACAGGAGTTCCGGGAGATGTTACACAATGTTCTGACAGAGTTTACAGGGCAGGGCAGGATGAGCCGGTTAATATTTATTTCTTGGATGCTATAGATACCAGCTATACTAGAATACTGGAACAGATGTTACACAAAGAAGGTGAAGCTAATATAGTTTACCGTGACAATAAAGAATTGCTGCGTGATTTAATAGGAAAGAAAGCAGCCTAACTTAGGATAATATTATGATATTACTAAACTGTAGTGTGTGGCTTGGACCTGGCAGAAATATGACGGATGAGCAAGTGCTAAAATTTCCGGCCACTATTAAGTCAAGTTCGTTTGCATCTAACCTTCCTATAGGTGAAACACTGAATAGACTTAAAAACTATCAAGATGCTTATAATGCAAAATATTCCATAGCTATAAATATCACTTTGTTAGGAGTATCTAAAGTATCTGGAGACATACTTACTGATACACTTGAAGCTCTTAATGTAGAGTTTGTTAGTAATCTACCACAATGTTTAGAAGACTTTAATAACCTTTAGGAGAAACTTATGGCAGCAGATATAGAAATAGCAGTTGAGTTTATACACCAAACCAAAGACGCCTACAGATTTTCTGATGGTAGCAAGGAGTTTTGGATTCCAAAGAGTGCAGTCAACGATTATTGCGAAACTAATGGAAACATAAGCAGTATATTCATAAGTGAATGGTGGGCCAATAATAAGGAGTTAATATGAGTCCAATACCCAGCGCCACTTACAAATTAAAAGTTCCTGGAGAATCTGAGCAAACTATTTACTTTACAATTTTGGGAGAAACTATTCCCACTGCTTTCTTCGTAAATAGTAAAGAGATGAACTCGTTTCAATGGGTGACTTCTTTAATGACTTCTTATTCAAGGCAGGTAAGTTTAGGGGCCAACATAAAAGATATAATTTCGGACATGTCCGAAACTTTTGATCCTAATGGTAAGTATGTAATACCTGACGGAACCGGACGTGTGGCCAATAGCATTGTTCATCATTTGGGGATGGTACTTGATAAACATGTAAACAAACTGGAGAAAGATAATGGCGAAGAAACTTGATACAGTGAGGTTAGATACCTGCAGCTCCGAAGGAGGAGAGTATGCCGCCCATTTAGAATTTGAAGACGGTATAACTCACAGTATAGTCTTAAATTATGAAGAAGAACGGTCAGCTGTAGCTGCGAAGCTTCGTATATTGGCACGCAATATTGAATGCGATCCTAAATTAACAATAGGAGGTTGATATGAAATAGACTTGAGAGTAAACTATTTATGTGGATGTAAAACTCTACATTAAACTGAAACTGTAAATTAGAATTTATTCTATTTTTGGAGAATTAAAATGGCATTAAAAAAGAAGACAAAACCTGTCGATGTTAAAACTGACGAAGAAAAATCACCTGAAGTTAATTCAGCGCCGGCTAATGAAGCAGCCCCTACTCAAGAAAGTGAAGCAGCTGAAGCAGCTCAAGTTGAAGTAGCTAACACAGAAACTGAAGTTGAAGCAGCTGTAGAACAGGCTTCGGATAGCACTGAAGTATCAACTTCTGCACAATCTACTTCTGTAGCAACAACCCCGGGCGGCGGAAACTTTTCTGACCAGGCAGCTGAAGAAGGGTTCGAAGGCGTTGAGCTGGGATATTTCTCATTTCCAAGTATCAAACTACCCAGTGATGGCGTATTTGAGACCAATGGAAAAGTAGTTCTGGGTAAGTTTGTAGATGTTATTGTTACTCAAAGCAAAGCAAAATACCTCATAAAGCCTGCCGGTGCTATCCAAAAGGATAAGCGAGTAAACTTCAGCTACGATGTAATGAAGGAAGACTCTGGAGTTTCTCTGGAAGGTAATACAGTTCCTCAACTAAAAAAAGAGTGGGGAGTAGATAGTCTGGAAATTAAAAAGTATCTAGAAATTCCTGCCATGTTGGTGGGCGCTGATCATACTGAAGAACTTAACGGAGAAATGGTTATGCTATCAGTTCCTCCTTCAGGTGTTCAGAGATTTAGTGGGCATCTGGCTATGCTTAAGTTCACTGGAAAGGGAAGTCCAAAGGAAGTGGTTACACGCTGTGCAGTAGGTGCTAAAGTCTCTAACAATGGAGATGATTTCTACCCTTGGGAGTTTAAATACCTAAGAGCAGCATAAAGTCAGCACTTAAGTAGGGGGCGGAAACGTCCTCTACTATTTTTATTAGAATTTATTAACAGTTTAGGAGTTAGCTATGTCACAAGATGAAGGACCTTGGGTAATTTTAGATGCAAGAGCGGTCATGCATCATTGCTTCAACATGGGAAAAGATCCAGAGAGAATTCTGGGTGAAGACGGAGAGATGTACAACACAGCGGAGTTTGCTTTCAGAAACTTCCTCAATAGATATATGGCACCAGCACTTGAGATAGTGTCACCAACAAATTTACTTATTGCCATGGACTCAGGTATTGAGTACAGACGAAATCTTCACCCTGACTATAAGAAAAAACGTGAAGATGCGAAGGGTACCACTGATCCGGTAAAGAGAGATCAATCTGCTAAATTCTACAAAGCCATGCAAAATTTTTGGGCAGCCATTGGATGCACAGCGGGAAGAGTAAAAGGCGTAGAGGCCGATGATCTAATTGCTTACTGGTGTGAACGTCTGCCAGGTAAGAAGATGGTATATACCACCGATGGGGATTTAACTGCACTAATAAGCGATGATGTTATTGTGCAACTAAAATTAGATCCCATGATGTCTGAAATGTATAAATTCTCAGGCGGCCCAGAGGCAGGGGTACCCGTTCAACGATACAATCTTATAACCGTATGTAAGTCATTACTGGGAGATACCAGTGACCAGTATGGAGGCGTCAAAGGATTCGGTCCAAAGAAATGGGAAGAGTTAGTGAAAGCCTTTGATTATGATGGCATAGCAGAGTTGGAACAATGCGTTGCCACCAAAAACTTCGACGCCCTTGAAGAAGCTCTGGAAGTATGTCCTGAAAATAAAGCGCTTCAACTTATTGCCAAGGATAAAGAAAACTGGATACTGCAATACGAGTTGGCAAAACTTCAACCTAAGTTATGCATCGGTACAAACAACAATAAAATTGTAAAGATAGACTGGTTCAGAAGGGTGCCGGACATAAACAGATTAAAAGCAGTACTATCAGATATGCATTGCCTTGAACATAGCTTAGAAACCTTTGAAGACCTGTGTGTTCAGACTTGGTTACTGGACAGCTTAAACATCGAAGATGGAGATCTAGAGGAGGCACTTGAAGCATTTTCTAAAAGTCCCTGCGTAGGATTTGACTACGAGACTCAGGATGCGCACTACGAAAATTTAAACAAAGCAGCAACCAAAGGAAATTATGTAGACATAATGACCTCTGAAATAGCCGGAGCTTCTTTTTGTTTTGGAGAAAACAATCAGTATTGTTTCTACATTCCTGTTAATCATAAAGACAGTAATAACCTTCCAAAGATAACCTTAAAAACTTTACTGGAAGAGTTTCCTCACGAGCATACAAAATTTGTAGTTCACAACAATGCGTTCGAAGGTGCGGTTACAAAGCTTCAGTTAAATATGGAACTTGATTATCCTGTTTATGACACAAGTATAATGTCATCGTATGTGGATGAGAATGAGTCCTCTGGATTGAAGTCATTGTCCAAAAATGAGTTTAATTATACTCAGCAAACCTATGCTGAAGTGGTCGGGGACCGCAAAGGTATGTTCGAGTGCACAGCTGATGAGACAGTAAACTACGGATGTGATGACAGTGTAATCACTGCCCACCTTTACTCATTCTTTAAACTTCGCATGATGCTGGAAGGCTCATGGGAATTTTACAAAGAGAATGGTCCTTACGTTCAAAACCCATTAACCGATGCATTCATAAACGGAACTGAAGCTGACTGGGAAAGGTTAACTGAGATACACGAAAGAGACAAAGCCACCATTAAAGAAAAAACTGCATTTGTACGAGAAACTCTGCAAGAAAATTGTAGTGAGTTTAATGAGGCGGGGGCACTGGGATACATAGCAGCTGATGGTCAAAATCTTCAAGCACTTGCCAGAGTTAAATTTAAGAAGAAATGGGAATCTATAACAGACGAAGTAGAGTTTAATAAGGCGGTTGATGAGTCGGTAGTAGCTGAAATGGAAAAATTCAGAGACAAAGCAAGGGCCGGGTCTCAGTACATTCCTTATGAGGAATTTACAGTTATGCCTAACTTCATACCTACTGTTAAAAATCTTAACAAGGTAGTACTGGAATTAGGGATAGATGTCCCTATAGAGTCAGTGGCAAAATCTAGAATTTCCGGATGGGTTGCTGAGGTCAAATCTTACGATTTTGATGATAAAGAAGCAGAAGCGGTTGTATTGAATGAGACTCAAGATAAGTTTGTAACTTTATTAATGGAGGCCATTCCAGAGCTTAAGGCACGAGAAGGCGATCTGTATCAGAAGTTGTCAGATTTTTGCGCTCCTTACATGGGAGAAGGAAAAATAGAATTTACCGGGACCGAGTTGAACATGGGAAGCCCCAGTCAGATGCAATTGGTATTGTATTCTATGCTAGGTCTTCCGGTAAGGCTCAGATCTAAAACACAGTTTGGAAGTGGTAGACAAAAGCTGGGATTAGAGGGATCTCCTGGCACTGACAATTTAGCCATAGATACCGCACTTGCTAATGACGTAGAGAAAGGGTCTTGGAAATATGACGCAATGATTGCAATCAAGGAAGCCAAGGAAGCGATTACCAGATGTGGCCTATACCATACTAAGTATCCCTTGTGGAAACATCCTGACGATGGTCGAATGCATCCTCAGATACGAAACTGTGGCACTGTGACACGACGACCTTCTGGAACCAGTCCAAATATACTGCAGGTTAGTAAACATCAAATTGACGGCGATATGCGTAGTGTATTCTTGCCGAACAAAGAGAAGTTCAACCCCTGTACAAATATCTGGATCCCTTATGAGGAACCTCGAGTTATCATCGCACCTGACTTCAGTCAGCAGGAGTTGCGTATACTGGCTTCTGAGTGTGGAGACAAAACCATGCAATCGGCTTACATAGGAGCCAACCGCAAGGATATTCACAGTCTTACGGGCTCTGGCATAGCAGGAATGGATTACGAGGCTTATAATGCCATATTGAAGGACAAGGATCACGAACTTCATAAGGAAATGAATGATGTTAGAAAGCGCCCGGCTAAGCAAACCAACTTCTTGATAGCGTATCTTGGTACAGCATTTACTTTAGCCATGCGTTTGATAATACCTCAGGAGGAGGCCGAGGAAATGATGGACCGTACGTTTGCTTTATATCCAGACATAAAGCCATGGCAGGATTCCATGGGAGAGTTCGGAAGAAAGCATGGCTACACTCAGACCGCATACGGTAACCGTAAACATTTGGGAAATAGTATATTCTCCAGCGATAACTCGGTTCGAAGAAGAATGGAGCGCCAAGGTGCAAACGCAGTTATTCAGGGAACCGCGGCGGATATCTTAACAATAGTTCTGTCCCAAATTGAAAAGACGCAATTGTTTCAACAAACAAACAGCATCTTGCTGGCACCGATTTACGATGAGATAGCTTCTACAGTACCGATATCGAAAGCGGTTGAGTATACGACCAGGTTGATTGATATTATGGAGCTGACGCCTCCCGGGCATGCAATACCGATGGAAGCTGATGTATCTATTGGGCCTGATTGGCAGAAACTTAAAGAGCTGGGAGTACGTCCCACGGAAGAGTCGATTATGTTGGCTTGTGAAGAAGCTGTTAAGTATCAGGAAGAGTTGGCCCGTTTACGCGCTGCTTAATTTTAACGCTCCCTTCGGGGAGCAAATCTAAGGAGTAATTAACATGCAAAGAGAACTTACAGAACATGAAAAACTATGCCGGAAAGTTTGGAGTAGTGCGTTTAATGCAGGGGCAGCAAATAAAAATACATACCACCCAGAGGATGCGGAAAAGTTTGCAGATTATGCGCTGGAAAAATTTAAACTAAATTTCCTTGACACTAATCCACCTCCAGAAATACACCCTTAAACTCAAAGGAAAAGTTATGACCGATGAAATGATACCAATAATTTTTGACACTGAAACCACTGCTAAAGAACCTGAGCTGTCAAAGATTGTGCAATTTGGTGCACTTAAATGTAACGGTTCTGAAGAAGTGCCAGATATTATATTTAATGCTTTATGTGATCCAGGTATTCCTATACCTCCTGACGCTACAGAAGTGCATGGAGTCAGTGATGGTGATGTTGAGTGGGCACCAGAAGTACATATAGTAATAGGGCAGTTTTTAAATTACTTAAAGTCTACGCCGTTCCCTTTATTGGTAGGACACAATATAAATTACTACGACATACCGGTAGTGGCTAATGTAAACGATGAGATATTGGCATTTCCTTACATAGATACCTACATGATGGCCAGACGTTTATACCCTGAAATGGACAGCCATAAGCTCTCTGATGTGTATGTATCATTAGGAGGGGACATGGACCCAGAAGGGGCTCACAATGCTGTATACGATTGCGTATTAAATCATTTTGTATTTCAAAAGATGCTTCAGAAACTAAACTATACAGCTGAGGAATTCTGGAAGTATTCTTTAATTCCAACTGCTTTTGAAATAATGCCTTTTGGAAAACACAAAGGTAAACCTATGGGAAAAGTTCCTACAGGTTATCTGTCATGGTGCGCAAAAAACTTTGATGATATAGACATCGACTTTCAAGAGACTGTTGATATCTACTTAGGAAGGAAATCTAAAGATGAACCTACTCAATAAAATTATAGATAAGGTAGTTGAGATATTTAATCCTTACAGTGTTTTAACTCATGAAGAAATACAGAAGTTAATAACTAAAGGCTATATAACAGCTGACAGAGAAAAAGTTAATGCCACTTCTGTAGATGTAACTTTGCATCAGTACCATATGACAGAAACACAATTGGAGAAGGTAAATAACGTATACCTTAACGAAAAAGAAACTCCTAACTTTACTAGAAAAATAGCAGATGATTATGGTTGGATACGTATAGAACCTAGAAATTTCATATTGGGAGCCACTTGTGAAATATTTAATTTACCAGACAACATAACTGCGGTATTTTATATGAAGTCTTCTCTGGCCAGATGTGGATTAGATCATTGTAATGCTGGGTTTATTGATCCCGGATTTAACGGCTCAAGATTAACTCTGGAGTTAACTAATTTACTTAGGTATCACACCTTAGTATTACAAAAAGGTATGCCTATAGGGCAAATAAAATTTTACCGTCACAAGTATGTCCCTAAAAGATTTAGCTACAGAACTAAAGGCCAGTACAACGGTGATATGTCGGTGCAAGATTCCAAAGGAGTAAGATAATGGAACCTATATCAAACTCCCCATTAACATGGCCTGCAGGTTGGAGAAGAACTGAATCAACAATTCCTAGCAGGTTTGGACAAGGTAAACGTCCTTTAACGATAGCAAAGGCAATTGATTTTGTATTGGCAGAATTAAAAAGAAAAGGAATAGGTAGCTGTAACATAATAATATCCACTAATTTAAAACTAAGGCTGGACGGATATCCTTACTCAAATCAAAAAGAGCCACAGGATAAAGGAGTATCGGTGTGGTGGAAAGAGGGAGAGTCTAGAAAAGTAATAGCATTGGATAAGTACAATAAAGTAGCCGATAACTTATACGCTATAGGTAAAACTATAGAAGCCATGAGAGGTATAGACCGGTGGGGTTCAGGAGAAATACTTGAGAGAGTATTCGATGGATTTGTAGCACTTCCAAATCTTGAAGATGAAGATGAGATACCAAACTGGATGCAGGTTTTAGATTATTTTGGAGATGATCCACAGCAACTAACAGAGAAATATAAAATTGCAAGGTCAAAAGCTCATCCTGATAATGGAGGAAGTAACAGTAAATTTAATGCGGTGGTGGCTGCCTACAAGGAAGCCAAAGAAGATTTTGGGATGTAGAAAATAAATCAACTGAGAAATTTAAAAATGAAAAATACTATAGATAGGAAATCATTTGTAACTAACTTCAACAAAGATGATATGGACATGGACATACTTGAAGTAGTTTCTAGAAATTTAAACATAGACATATGGTTTGGAGATCCTGTTAATAGATTCTTTTGTGGAAAGAAAATGCCGGTTAGGGATGGAGCCATTGGACTGTATGTTGACAGAAAAGTAACCGATTTAACTACCTTTTGGGAGTCCTATCATTCTACTATGGAATGGATAAACAAACCTTAATATTGGGAGACTTATTATGGCAAAAAGTAAAAAAGAAAAAGATATAGGTAAGTGGTTTGAAGATCAGTGTTCTTATATATTTAAAAAGATGTGCTCAAAAAGAGGACGAATGTTTTACAGTTTTCCCGACAGCAGAAGTTCAAGAGGTTTAATACCTGCACAACCGGGAGAGTATATGTTATTGATTGGATTTGGGGCTGGACTTATAGAGCTTAAAGCCAGCCTTAAGCATAAGAGCTTCAGGTCTTGTATGTCCAGCATGGTTAGAGATTCTCAATATGGGTGGCATAAGAGATGGCATCTATCAAACAATCCCAGCGTATTCGTTTTCTACTCTGAAAAAGAAAATATAATAGAACTGTGGGACGGAAGAGATATTGTACATGCCAGAAGTATAGGTAAGCCACTGGTAAAAGATAATGTAATTAAAGTTTTTGACTTATCTAAAGTTGAGTTAGAGAATTGCATAGAAAGTATAATACAATTTTTACATAACTCTACTTACACAAAAGTAGAAGACTATCAAGATGATGAAGTAGGTATGTTATGAGAAACTTATTTAATGATTATTTTATAAATCCTCAATTCGAGTTCGGATCTATAAAAGTTATAGAAAGCCCAACTTGCATTGAGAACTATCAGCTTACCAATCTTACCAAAGACATAATGGGAGTAGAGTGGGTAAAGCAGTTTGATAAATGGGCTGAGCATTCACTACCCAAACAACCCGCATGCTATATGGTCGGAGATGATAAACTTGTATGCCCCCCTTCTATATCTAAGACCATTAGAGATGAGACAATAAAAAGAAGCAAACTTAAGTGGGTGACTTCAGCGCAATTGTCTATATCCAAATCACCTAGTTACATGATGTTAAATACAGTAGCATAAAATTTAAGGAGAATTTAAATGAACACAAAGCCAGTTAAGTTATATAAGAGAAGTAAATCAGGAATGGGTTATTGGCAGATACAGGCTTCTGAATCTGTGGAAGGATTTGGAATTATTACTAGAACTTTCTCTAAAAAGTTAGATGGAAAACCCATCATAAAAAAGAAACTAATTAAGAAGGGGAAGAACATTGGAAAAGCTAATGAAACCACTCCCTATGGGCAAGCTATCTCAGAAGTTACTAGCGAGATTTCCAGTCAGTTAGATGGTGGGTACAAGTATAGTGTTGAAGATGTTGGTCCGTTCCATACAAACCAACTTAGACAGCCGCTTCCAATGCTCGCCAAGCGCATTGAGAAAATTAAAAACATTGACTGTTCAGGTTTCTCAGAAGTATCGCCAAAACTGGACGGGCATCGATGCAAGACTGTACGTATCAAAGAAGGCATCTTACAGTATTCCAAAGAAGGTAAGGTTATAAAAACTATGGATCACATGGAAGAGGAGTTGATGGACACTCTGGAAGTTGGAGAGTATCTGGATGGTGAACTATACCGTCACGGACTACCGTTGCAAGATATAAGCTCTCTAGTTAAAAAGAAGCAACCTGATAGTAAGCTAATAAAATATTATGTTTATGATTCATTTGATTTAAATAAATCCTACCAGGAGCGCTTTATTGATCGCTTTCATACTGATGATACCTCCGGCGTATTGGTTCCAATTGAGCGCCACCCTGTAAGCTCAGTTGAAGAGGCGTGGAAATGGTTTGATAAATTTGTTGCTCAAGGTTATGAGGGAGCTATGCTTCGCCTAGGAGACGGCGGCTATGAGGTCGGTGAGAGATCCAATAATTTGCTTAAGCTTAAAGCAGAGAAGGATGCTGAGTACGAGGTTCTGGATATTTCAGAAGCAGAGCCGTATATTCAAGTGGATGGAGTCACCGGGGTAGAAAATAAAATACGAGTTGCTATTTGTCATTTAGGAACTGAAAAAGGACTACCCTTCTCAGTTACTGCGCCAGGTACTTTCTTAAACAAGCAGGAAATTCTACTCAACAAAGAAAAATATATTGGTCAGCAGTTGACTATAAAGTTTCCAAACTTAACGCCTGACGGTGTCCCATTCCATCCGGTGGCTTTAAGATTTAAAGAATACGTTGGTGTATAATTACCAAGCAGGGTTATGGTGGGACTGGAGTTTCAGAAAAATATTCGGACGCGGTCCTAAGAAAAGAAAGAAAAGAAAGAAATTACTATTGAGTTAATAAAGACTCAGCCATATTTCAGGAGAAATTAAATGCATAAATTTGGATTGTTCTCTGATCCCCATATTGGATTAGACAGAAGAGCACATACAACAACTAAGAGTAGGGCTGCTTTGAAGATGGCTCTGTACTCTGCGGCTGATCAGGTAGCATGTAGTATAACTGCTGGACAAACTCTTTGCCTTGGAGATCTGTTTGACAAGTCTCACAATGATGAAGTTACTATAATGCAAGGTTATAAGGTAGCCAGTCAGTGTGATTTAGTATTGGGAGGTAATCACGATGTCCCCAATAGAGAAGGTACTGTGTCATCACTTGAAGTAGTTAACGAAGCGTTACGTTCAAAAGGCAATATACTGACACCTTGTGTGGGGCAGTCTTTGTACTTTAATAATAAATTTAATAAAAACAACGCTGGCCGGGTATTTTCAGTCCCTCACCAATCTAGCCAATCTTTATTCGATGAAACCATTGGAATTTTGCTAGATGAGCCAGCTGAAGAGGATACACTTGAGATAGTTATTTTACATTGCAATTACGAGTGCGGATTTGCTGACAATGAAATTTCACTTAACCTTACTTCAGAAGCTGCAGACCAATTACTGGAACGTTTCGATTATGTATTTATTGGTCATGAGCACGAGTCACGAGTACTTAAAGATGGAAGATTGATAATAGTAGGCAATACCCACCCTACTTCATTCTCTGATATCAGCGATAAGTTTGTATGGTATATAGATGAGCACGATGAAATACAAAAGGAACTTATCTGGGAAGAAGAGACAGGATTTAAATTACTTTCTTTTAACTCACTACCTGAAGAAGTAAATGACTTTAAGACTGAGGCTCAGTTTATTGAAGTACAAGGTACCCTTAGCGTTGAAGAATATGCAGGTGTCGCTGACTTTATGGTAAAGGTTTGGGAAGCCAATCCTCAAGCTTATATGATTAGAAATAATTTAAAGCCAATTGAACAAGATGATATTGAAGAGATTGGCTTAACTGAAATAGATGATTTACCAGCCCATATAACTGAAGAGTTGAAAGACGATGAAGATATGAAAAAATTATGGGAAAGTTACTTAGGTAAATTATAAGGAATTAAAATGAAATACGAACACAATAAAATGATAGATTCTAGTAGTACCTTTCTAACCGGAGTGGCAATTGGCTTAGTACTGCTGTCATCTATTATTACTTTAGTTAACGCCTATAAGATAGTTCCTGATGTAGGTGTAGAAGATTGCTCAGATAAGACTTTAGTTTCAGTTACCAGAGATGGGCCTTATATAACTTACGTGTTAAAAATTGGAGACTAAGATGTTAAGTGAATTAGTTACTCATAACTTTAAAAAGATACAAGACAAAGAAGTTAAATTTGGATCTGGTCTAAATGTCCTTCGCGGCCCTAACTGGTCTGGAAAATCTACCACCCTTAATGCTATTAAATTTGCTCTTCAAGGTATTCAGGGAATACCAGGCGGTAAAGATGACATAGCAACTTGGGACGTAAAAGGAAAACCTGAGGTATGTGTAAAATTAGGAGACCTAAAGATCGTAAGATCTGTAAACGATTGCAATATATACTCTAAAGACAAAGTATTGGCTACAGGCCATACCGCTTGCAATGCCTACCTTGATCAAGAGTTTGGAATATCGGTAGCCAATTACAACATGCTGCACTTTTCAGATCAGGGCGAAACTGCAGGGCTTCTAACCATAGGGGCTGCGGAACTTCAAAAGATGGTAGAGCTTATAGCGGATGTAACTGTCATTGATAAGGTTGTAAAACTGGCCGGCACCGATGCTACTATGCTTAGAGGTAAGGTTGAAGGTAAAGAGCTTTTACCTACTACCGAATTAAAGAGTGAATCAATAATTCTAAATGCAAAAGTAGAGAATCTTAAGTTAGTTATTAAAGACCTTAAAGAAAAGAATTCTGTATCCACAGCAAATCTTATAGAGCTGGTAAATACTAAAGAATCACTTAAAGAAAAAATAAGAAAAAGTAAGCAGGCAACTACAGTCGTTAATCAATGCAAGGTCGAGTTAGCTACTGCTGTAAATACCATAACTCTAGTAGAAGATAAGGCTAAGGTTAAGCCTAAAGATCCTACAGAATATACCTCTGAAATAAACGAGATATCAGAACTTATTTTAGAAGCTAAATCCGACCTGTCTACAATGATTCAAGATCTGGAAGACTATAATAAGGCAGAGGGATGGCTAACTGAAGACTACGAAGTACAACTTAAGGAAGAGTTGAAATGGAAAGAACTCACCGCAAAGTTACAAAAGTCCTACGACGAAAAGATAGCAGAAACTGAAAAATGCAGAGAAGAGTTTTTAGTTTTAGATACACAAATAAAAGAAATAGTATTGCCAGAAAGTACTTGCACCGCTTGCAACCGTCCCTTTGGAAGTGAAGAAGAGTACTCAGAAATTTTAGCTAAGGTAGAAGGTAATATAAAAAACCTAAAAGTGGAACTTCAAGTTGTAGAAGATCGTCATTCTGGACTTAAAAAAGAAGTTCAGAAATTATTTTCTCAGTTACAGTCTGCTGAAAAATGCCCACCTGAAAGTTTAGGAGTAGAGGATACCAAGGAAACTATGCTGCTTATAATGGAAAGGGTAGAAAAAGAGCTTCCTACGCAGGAGATCATTAAGGAACTTGAAAAGGACATAGCAGAATCCCAGTCAGAGGTTGATGACCTTAGGGCTAAAAAACAAAATGCCGCCACATTAATGACTGAGTACTTGGACGCAAAAAGAAAATTAGATAAGGCGGTTGAGGACAAGTCCAACCTTACTACTAAGATATCGGCCATATCTGAAAAGGTAATTGACGAGTCGGAACTTAAGATAGAACTTGATAAAGTAGACAAGGACGCCTATGCAGTTCAGGACACTGTAACCGACATAAGAAACAAACTTTCAAATGCTGAGATTAGTATGTCGTCTGACCTGGCAGAATATAATTCCATCGTTGAAAAGATTGAAAGGTTTTCAAAAGAAAATGAATCCCTTTTAAATAATCAGAAAACTTTAGCGACTACCACTGAGCTGGTTAAGTACCTTAGAGATTCACGAAGCAGGTTTCTTAAATCTATCTGGGACCGAATTCTTGGCTACGCTTCAACCTTCTGTAGGACTTGCACCAACGATGAGATAGAGGGAGTGATTCGTGACCAGAAGGGTAAGTTCAGGTTTATTGAGAACGGTGTTGACCGGGCCGTGACCTGCGCCTCTGGTGCTCAGAAATCTTTCATGGGAGTAGGTGTAAGGATAGGACTAGCAAAAGCTCTATATGGAAGCAGTTCTTTCATGGTACTTGACGAGCCCAGCTCTGATATGTCGGTGGAAAACTCTACTCGATTGGTAAGTACTTTGATGGGTACAGGTATGCAAATAATATACAGCACCCATTCTGACTTGGAAGAATTATCTGCTGGAAATGTAATTGATTTAGGAGAAATGTAGTGAATAGCAAAGATACCAAAATGATGCCGCCTAATATAGTTACCAGAGTTTCAGGAGACCCTAACGATAAAGACTATTGTCATTATAGTAATCTTTGTCGTATAGAATTTAATGGGGAGCCTATAACTGGAGTTATAACCGCTGACTCTGACGAAGGTACTATTTTAGTTTATGTTAAAGACAAGGATGGGAAAATCTTAGTTAAAGACAAAAAATTAGTTACTGAATTAAAATACGGAGAAGTTAAAATAATAGTGGAAGTAAAGAAATGAAAATACAATATATAAACTGGAATCCAAAACAAGCCTCATTGCAGTTAGTTGACAAAGCTAATGATATTATCGACGAATATTATTCTGCAGGTTATACGTTAACGTTACGACAACTATATTATCAATTTGTTGCTAGGGACTTAATAGAGAACACTGAACGATCCTATAAAAATCTAGGTAGTGTAATTACCAAAGCACGTTTAGCCGGTTTGATATCATGGCAGGCAATAGAGGACCGCAACCGCCAGCATAATAGTTTTTGGTATGACGAAGATGAGACCAGTCCAGTTAAAGACTTACCGCGGTTCATTCGCTACGATCAATGGGCACGACAAGACACTTATGTAGAAGTGTGGGTAGAAAAAGAAGCATTAGGAAATGTAGTAGAACGTGCTTGTGGTCCGTTATTAGTTCCTCACCTGGCATGTAAGGGTTACTTATCCGCGTCAGAAGCATGGAGGGCAGGTCAACGTTTTCAAGAAAAATTAGATGAAGGTAAGCACTGTCGTTTAATTCATTTAGGTGACCATGATCCTAGTGGCATAGATATGACCCGTGACAATATAGACCGTATCGATTTGTTTACTGATGGAAGCGGAGTTGAAATTTCACGAATTGCTCTTAATATGGATCAAGTAGAACAATACCGTCCACCAACTAATCCTGCAAAGCTAAAGGACAGTAGAGCAAAAGAATACATTAAAAAATATGGCCGTAGTTCATGGGAACTTGACGCGCTAGAACCGTCAGTATTAGAAAAATTAATTACTCAAGAAATAGAGCAATATATTGATTACGATATGTGGGAAGATGTAATGAAACTTCAAAATGAGACCAGAGAAGTTCTAACCAGCGTATATGATAACTGGGAATCTGTAAGATCTTTGTTGGATGATATAAAAGCACAATAAAAACTGGAGATATACTATGAGAAGTATAGTGGAACTTGCAACACCAGAAGAAACAAACTCAATTGTAAAACAGCTTAATCTTGATGATTCCAAATCATATTATGTATTTATGAGGTCTATAACTGTGGATTATTTAGATGATAGTTACATCGAGAAGCTGGAAGAACTTCAACAAGAGTTTGGTACATTTAATTCAGATCAGGCGGTGTCACAGGTAATGGATAATTTAATAAATATGAAATTACCTAAAGGAGTTGTAATGGTAGGAGTTCAGGACATAGACAAAAAACAAGTTACATACGGTATAGTAAACATGGGAGAATTTTTATGAGTTCAGAATTACAAACACTAAACGAAAGAATAGCTGAGCGTGTTGGCTCGGAGTTGGTAGACTTAATGCCGGAAGGGGAGTGGCATAAAATTGTAGACGCCCAGCTACATAAATTTAAAAATGAGGTAGCGCCTAAAATTGTAATGGAACTTATTACTGAAGAGTATAAGAATGTTGCAAAGTCTTTTATTGATGATATAACTTCTAGTCGTCAATGGAAAGAAGAATCTCAGGCTTATGTAAGTGAAGAATTGCAGAAATTTATAGGGGCTTCTTCTGGAGTTATTATATCTGGAATGTTATCTCCTGTTATGACTGAAGTTCTTACAGATTTAAGACATAGACTTGGATATTGATATGAATATTCAAGAAATAAGAGAACGAAAATTTATTTTAGAGATTAACATAGCAAAGTTATTATCTATAGAATTTGATAAATTTAACTCTGAAACTGGAATATATCCTAGTGACATTACTATACATCTAGCTGATAAAACTAGCCTTATAGGAACTAAAGAAAAGGTAGTAGTAGGTGCCAGTGTTACTGTAGAACTTTAAACTTAAATAAAATATAAAATAGGAAAGGTAATATGAAACAATACAAAAACTTGCTTAAAAAGACACTAGATAATGGCGTCAGAAAAAATAACCGAACAGGTGTTGACACCATCGGTATCATAGGTGCACACATGCAGTTTGATATGGCTAAGGGCTTCCCTATGGTCACACTCAAAAAGACTTACTGGAAAAAGGCCGTAGCTGAAATGCTTGGGTTCTTACGTGGTTATGACAATGCTGAAGATTTTCGTAAGTTGGGTTGCGATGTATGGGACCAGAATGCAAATGAAAATAAGCAATGGTTGAGTAACCCTAATCGTGAAGGTCTAGATGACCTGGGTAGAATTTACGGGGTTCAGGCAAGAGATTGGGAGCAACCTTGGTTTAATTCTATGGATGATATAACTAACTCCATCGATCAATTAAAAAATGTATATGAAGATCTCAAAGCAGGTAAGGATAATCGCCGTGAAATTGTAACTCATTGGAATCCTGGAGATATAGATAAGATGTCGTTGCCTCCATGTCATCTACTTTATCAATTTAGTATTCAAGGTGGTTATTTACATTTAACCATGTATCAAAGAAGTTGTGATATGGCATTGGGTGTACCATTCAATATTGTAGGCTATTCATGGCTACTGATGGTAATGGCACAAATCACAGGACTTAAGGCAGGTGTTTTTAATCATTTCCTTACAGATGTTCATATATATGAAAATCATTTAATGGGTGTTCATGAGATGCTTAAAAGAGAGCCTATGAAACTTCCTACCATGAATATAAATCCTGACATAAAAACATTAGAGGATTTAGAAACTTGGGTAACGGTGGATGACTTTGCAGTGTACGGATATGAGTCTCATCCCGCCATTAAATTAGAAATGGCAGTATAAAAATGAATCAATCCAGAGTTGAATCTATAATAGAAAGACTTGCAGACATGACTACCGGATTTTTAATTTCTTGGACAGTGTATGAGATGTACGTTTTTCCAAGTGTTCCGGCAATATCGGGGTTTTGGGTAACGGCCATGTTCACTGCAATATCTCTTGTTAGAGGATATCTCTGGAGGAGATTTTTTAACAACGGACTGCACAAAGTAGTTCACAAATATGTAACCAACTGGAGAAAACAATGAGAAGTAAATTTAAATCGATGGTAGCTGCACTTGCTAAGCCCGGGCAGGAAATAGCAGATACTATGTCAGCCGAGGAAGCGCATGCTCTTCATATGGCGGTGGGTATATCTGGTGAATCAGGAGAGCTTCTTGACGCCATTAAAAAGTATGTGATATACAAGAAGCCACTTGATAGGGTAAATGTGGTGGAGGAGCTGGGAGATTTGGAGTTTTACATGGAAGGGCTCAGGCAGGGTCTTGAAATATCCAGGCAGGAAGTTATTCAGCACAATATAAATAAACTATCAAAGCGCTATCATAAAGGTAGCTACTCTAACGACCAGGCAAACGACAGAGCCGACAAATAAACTGGAGAAAATTATGCAATTAAATGTAACCATGCAATTGGAAAAATCTACAAAGAACAAACATATGTACAAGTCCTCACAACGTTCTGTTGATTCTTTGTATATTCATAAAGAAGATATGCCGTCTACTCCTCCCCATGAAATAAAGGTAACCATAGAGGTGCCAGAGTAATGAAGGCCGGGGCCAAGGATGGATTTATAAGCAAGGAGCTTAGGAGGCATAGGAATATAAGGATGGCTACTCCAAAGTGGGCCAATATAGATAAAATTTGTGAGCTGTACCTTAAAAGGGATTCCATGAATCAGGCAGGTTTTAATGTAGTGGTGGACCATATAGTACCAATAAACCATAATTACGTATGTGGTCTACACTGTGAGAGTAATCTAGAAATAATTTCCTATAGAATAAATGAGGCCAAGTCTAACCACTATTGGCCTGATATGCCAAACGAAAATTTAGATATGTTTGGTGTACTTGAAGTAGAGCAATATGAATTAAACTTGGAGTAATTATGTCGTCGTTATTAAGATATTTATGGTTAGGGTACCTAATACCTACAATACAAAATTCTGAGGAGATGTTGGACTCAGACTTTAGGCCTTCAGTGTACAGCGGTAAAAAGCCATTCACTCACAAGGGTTTGTTTATAAGATTGGCTTGGTTAGGTATTCAATTTGGAGGAGTATTTCATTTAAAAGAAATTCCCTTTGAAGATACTCAAGGGTATGAGACTCAGGAGGTATGCAAGGGTTGTGGTCAAGGTCACTTAAGTGTTAACAAACTGGGAGAGAAGTGGTGCACCAGGTGCTCTTACTTTATGTCCGTCTTTGATGAGTAGTTATTTTTTACCTTTCATTATCTCAGCGGTAGTGGGAGATATCCGGTTAACTGCTGCGTATACTAAGTTGTAAATAAACCCGTGAGTGAAGGCTACTAATATTCCGAAGGTTATAACATGATCAGGGTTGCTGTATATCATCTCCCTCTTCATAAATACTACACAAAGAAATCCTATGATGGCGGATATAAGTCTAACTCTCCACCGACGATTTGCTGCCGGCTTTGTACTCAATATGAAAGGGGCTTGTTTTATGAATCCAGTCAATGCCCAGGCAAGTAATATTGCAAAAACTAAGTTAGCATCAAAAAGAAGTGGAGAGTAAGATTCTATCAATTTATCTATTAAACTTGCTTTATCATGGACATCGCTCACAATTATTACCTCTTAGTTTTCTGATGTTACTTTATGGTTTTCCAAAGTTTTAACTAATTCTTTTATGACTTTATCCTTATTGGCTTCCATCTTAATGTCAGTGGCCTTTGCAGTTATGGTCCCCATAATCCACTGAATTCCTCCGGTGGTTAAACTTACTACCACCATAATTATGGCGAGGTAAGTCTTAAGATCTTTTTTCTGCAAGAACTTTTCAAACACTTCTTCACGGATATCGTTTTTATCCACCACTCTCTTAAGTTCCTCACTTCGTATCTCGTCTAAGACTTTACGGAATTCATCTTCTCCATTCTTTGCTGAGCTTTGTACGAGTGATTGAAGCGCTGTCAATGTAGTTGTGACAGTCTTTAGCCCTAGCCTAAGTTCCTGCATATTTAGGGCTGTTGTAACTTCGTCTTCTGTGTAAGTGGTGTTTTCGGCCATGTTTATATCCTCAACTAACCGCAGGACCTTTTACAGTTTACCTGCTTAGTTGTTTTAATTAATCATCCGTTTGGGTAGTTTTAGAAGTTTGTTCCTTCTTAGGTTTTTTCTTTTTTACTAACTCATAATGAATTAGGTCATTAAGATTTACCGTCTCAAAATCTCCGCCCCAAATTAATTCGTAGTTATTACAGCTTTTGTCACTGGCCTGCATTTTGGCCCACTCATATTTTACTATAGCTGAAAATTCATAAAACTTTAAAAGTTCTTCAAATTCCATGCAATTTTTAGATTTAGCTATACTATTTATCTCACTCCACCCATTTGGAATAGGATAGGGAGCCACATCTACAGCTGATGACTTATCAAACTTTGGAGAAATTCCATTGTGGGGGCTATCAGGAAATTTAAATTTTGATGCGTTATTTCTAACCCCTTTAGTTTGATCTTCTTTACTTTTCAGGCTATAAAGTATCGTATTGTCGCGACCTTTTATAACTGAGTTAAATAAATTACGCAAAGGTGACATGCATGTATCTAACTTATCTTGTGAGTCTTTATCATAACTTGGCATAATATCAATTCCTTAGTTTATAGTGCTGGCCTGTACTTTAACTTTTAGCTTCCAGGTCGATTGTTGATTCCCAGGTACTTCAGTTGGATCATTTACCTCTATCTCCAAAATAGCGTCCCCCGGTATCATATCTTGAGTAAGGGCTGCCGGTATGTACGCCCAGACAACTCCTGACCCCAGTGCATGGGATGAGTCATTTATGTCGAGTGTTACAGAACCGGTAAAAGACACGGTGCTGCGCATATTAGTTACGGCTACTCTTATGGTAGAAGATGAGTTTATGGGAACTATTGTTTTGGCTCTGTAAAGTGTACACCTAAGCCCCACTGAATCCCCTACCGTTAATTTTTGAGTAGCCATAACTGTCCTCTAATTTGCTGTAACTTCTAAAGTCTTGTCTTCGACCTCTAAGGTCAGTACACCGCCTGGCAGTGTAACTACAGTATATCCTACAATGTTTCCAGAAGCTGCTATTAAACTGCCTACTCCGGCTACGTTCCTTACTCCAGACCCTGATATTTGAGAAGAGGATGCCACCATGGCCCCTGATCCCACTATGGCTCCTACAATATTTCCTATACCTGATATGGTGGATGGTTGGGATATTAAGCTTCCAGCTCCAACCACTTCCCGAGAACCTGTACCACTGATTTCAGAAGGCTGGGATACTAAGCTTCCGGCCCCTACCGTGATAGATTCCCCGGCCCCTAACAAGGTAGCTGGCTGAGATACTAACGATCCAGACCCCGTAATTGTGGCACTTGAGGTTCCGGTACCGGATACGTCAGCGGTCTGTGAATTTAATGTTCCAGAACCTACTGAAGACCGACTACCTGTTCCGTTAACCGAACCTGATTGTGATATCAAAGCCCCTGTACCTGAAACTAACGTACCTCCAATCCCTGCAATGTTACTTTCTTGAGAAATTAGTGATCCTACTCCTGAGACTTCTCTGGAGCCAACGCCTGATATGGAACCTGGCTGAGATACTAAATCACCGGTACCGGGAGATGTAGCCACTCCTGTGCCGTTTAAAGAAGCCGCCTGAGAGGCCAAGGTACCTGTTCCTGTATGCTCAGATGAGGAAGCTCCAGAACCTGCTACAGTGGCCTCCTGTGAAGCCAAGGCCCCCGACCCAGTATGTATTGATGACATACTGAAAGTGGAATCTATTGTCAGTGTTACTGATATGTCCGCCACTATATTGTAATTAGCTATAGCAGTGCCTGACCCTGAAACTACAGAATCTTGGGAGCTTAAGGTACCTGATCCGGTTACTTCTTTTATGCCGGTACCTGAAACTTGAGAATTTTGAGCGGTCAAGGTACCTGTACCTGATACCTCTCTGGACCCTACTCCAGAAATTTGAGCGACTTGAGATATTAGGTCACCTGAACCTGGCGCTGAAGAAGTCCCTGCTCCGGATACACTGGATTCTTGAGAAGTCAGAGAACCTGATCCTGACACTTCCCTGGCTCCGGTACCTGAGATGGCAGAATTTTGAGAAGTTAAGGTACCAACTCCGGACACTTCTCTGGCTCCGGTACCTGAGATGGCAGAATTTTGAGAAGTTAAGGTACCAACTCCGGACACTTCACGAACACCTGCACCTGACACCTGACAGGGTTGTGATGATAACGCTCCCGTACCTGTATGAACAGAGAATAAAGGAGCTTTCTGGAAGGAGCTTACTGTACCTGTGAACGGAAGTTCTAGCCCTCCTTCAGCATATATGATCAACCCTATATATACTGATGACCCAAATGTTGGCTTATTGGTTGCTGGTGTTGAACCAGTACCGTTTATTAATGTCCACGAGTCAGCGTCCAGGTCAGAGTAGGCAAACTCAACCGTACTATCTGAATACAATCTTATTCTTATATCGCCGTGAGTTACACCAGTACCAGTGAATACATTTGGACCTTCATCCAATACTGAACTACTGCTATTTAGAGTTGATTTTGTTTCTATAGTAGCTGCTGTGCTTCCTCTGTGACCTACTACAGCAAATTCATAACTGTTTGCTGCAAATGAGTTTGCAACATGCGCCATTACGCCGGCAAATGCATAACCCCCGTTTGATGGTAGATTATCTTGCGGTGTAGAAACGGGTCCAACACCAACTCCTTTTATTATAAATTCTGTAAACCCAGATGCTGGAAAATCAACTTCCTGATAGTGATATGCCCCGGATAATCCAGCATACCACTCGGTGATATTTCCGTCATTTTCTCCTACTAATATATCTCCTTCAAAGTATCCATTAACTCTGGAAGTTCCGCTTACTCTACGCTCAGGTTGATGGGCAAGCCAGTGTGCTCCAAGAGCACCGTTCCCATCAAATGTATCGGAAACAAACCCACTCTGTGATCCAGTCCCTGATATCGTGGCTGATTGTGATACTAATGAACCAGATCCTGTAATAGGAGGAACATATTGATTGACATCTGCAACAACGAAATCTCCAACAGGAGCCTGTCCATTTTCTGTATTAAATACTAGAAATGGCATTTATGTCACCGTTATAGCGAATGGAGATACGAAAGTAGGAGTGGCGGTTATCCAACATAAGATATACGCTGACCCGGCTGGAGTTGAAGTTAGTCCTGATATAGTTACGTCCCCATTAACATCTGTAGAGAATGTTCCTGTTTCTAAGAGCGTACCACCTATCCCGGTGTATATCGCAAAACTAAATGCCGTGCTTGCTACTGGTGAAGTTACAGCTTCATTATCAGTCAGGCTAAAAGATGTTTGAGTGGTCTCAGCATCTGTAATGACATTGATCATCGACACTACATTAGAATTAGTTCCATCAACCTGAACTAAATAAATGTCATATCCAGTTGATGCAGACAATCCAGCTAATGCCGGTAGAGCCTGAGGGCTGGCAGAAACTGCTGAATTACTATTCGGTGTTGCTGCGTCCAGTGAGTCAGTTCCGGCTATTATCTGTGCGGCTGAAGGAACGCCAGCACCAGTATCTACAGCAACAGCATAAACTGTTCCGGCAACAGTGTCAGTTGAAACACTTGGTGTTATAGATGTTGAGGTTTTAGTGTTAGTTGGAGCACTTAAAACAGGATTTGCTGCGGCTGCGGGGAACAGAACAATGCCCTGTAAACCGGCTGGGGCTGCTTCATCATTATCCAACTGGATTACAATCTGATTTGAAGCATCAGGTGTGACATTTAATAATGTGAAGAACTCACCGTTTGGATTATTGGAGCCAATATCTGTAGCTAGGAGTAAGCCCCTACTTTCAGACACAGTGGTCAGGCCAATTGCACTGGCGGTCATGTTGTCCTGACCGGTAAAGAACCCATCAACACAGTTATAAACACGAATATCTACAGGGCCGTGAGCGACAGGAAAAGTAAGAGTACAGCTTATGCTACCCGCTGCATTATACATATTGGCGGAATTTATTTGCTGGTCCGTTAGATCAGCACCCGGCCCCGGTGAGGTAGCTGAATTAGCACTGAAACCTGTGATCAGATCAAAGGTCACACCAGTAACGCCCAAGGAAATACCAACTAAATCCGTTCCAACTGCTGGAGAATCTAAGTTATTGGCAGTTTCATTCGTTACGAGAACTGCCGTACCGAAGTTTAGTATAGTCTTTTCTGTAATTGCCATTGCTTACTTCCTAAATTGCAGGTGGTATAGAATCAATTGGTAAGTGAAACATTATAGAGTACGGGTTTGTACTGGTTCCTTCAGCATTAGTCGAAGAAAAAACATGTTTACCACTTGGACTTATCATAGCATGCGGTTGGTGGTAATAGCTGGGAGCACCAATTACATGCGAATAACCTATGCGACGAATTGTACCATCATGGATGTTTGTTAAGTATATTCCATCACGGTCATTCAATGAGTAATGAGAAGTTACAATATAACCAGGTAATCCAATACACCGTCCAGAAAAATGAATTGCGTCTGTCACATTAGCATCGTATGTATAGTATAAATTTGTTACAACTTGCGTTCTACAATTAACTGCGTAAATCCAATCAGTTGCACCCACATGTCCTGGTATTTGAGAAACATCACCAAATCCAATTGTCACATAATAGTCATCCCCATCTGCCCCTTTGACCATATCAGCGTGTTCACCGTTGGCTACTGAAATCCTACGTGGATTGGTGAAGTCTTTATTGTATACCCAAGCACCACCAGTCCCAGATGGACCGCCAGTGTTATACCAGCTTGGAGATACATAGTCTCCACTGGGGGACATTGTTATATAATTGGGCTCAACTCCCCCTTCTATGGAACCAAGGATGGTATTCGTTTGCATGTCAACACAAACTATGCCCCGGTAGGCAAATGCTGCTGCACGAACTAAAAATGCAGCATAGCGACCATCATCAGAATACATTCCTTCATCAATATTTGCTATACCCACAGCATCTGACCATGATGGATGCCTCGCTTGGATTTGAGCCGTCCAATCAAATCTTACTGATTCGGTTTGATTAGCACAATTCCACTCATACATTACAAGACTGGTTGCTTCTTTTCCGACATATGTAAATACGTCACGGTCAACCGGGTCCCAAGTTCCTTCTGCTAAAGTTATTCCCGATGGATTAACAATTGCGTGGTCATATGTAACAGTTGTTACTTCGTTGTTTCCATCTAAATTTATATTGTAAATGTGCCAGAAGTTATCACTTCCAAGTACGAGAATACGCGAGCTATTGCCATTAGCGTCCGGAGCGTTACATGCCTCATGACGTGAATATTCCAGTACCATCCACACGGCACTATAAGTTAAATCGTCTGATGGCTCAAATACCCGCTGGTAGTCAATCCCAACGCCATTTGTTGCCCTGACATCTTTGGCTGGAATAGCTGTAAAACTTGGATCGGTATCTAAACCAAGGCCCTCGACCCAGCTAAACGGATTAGGAAATGGTGTAGGAGTTCCGCCGCTGAGTAGTTTGACTCCCACTATACTATGCTCGATAAGTCTACATTGTAGGCTGGTCCGCCATCTACAATGGTTCTAGGAGCTGAGGGATCTACTTCGAAATGTAAAATTTTTGGAGTGGCTTCAATTGTAGCTATGAAGTACCCATAAACAGGAGCTGAGAAATTTGCTCCAGAAGCATTGAACTGGACAAGTGGATAGGTGGCATTTTGAAGTGCTACTGTCCACGAGGCTCCAGTTAATGTTTGGGTAACATACCCACCAGCGGAAGAGGGTTCTACCAAATCAGAAAAGACAGAGGTTTCAGACAAACCTGAACTATTAGTAAATAGTCCGATGGTAAAATCATTGCCGGCATAAATTAGCTCAAGTATTACATCTTTACCTTCGTTAGGTGTTACGCCTGGCATATAGCCTCTCCCAGTTACTGTTTATTCAAATTTTTATAGCGACTTATACAGGTGCAGTGTAAGTAAGAGCGGATACTGTTACGGTATCGCCTGCTGAAATAACCAGACTGGATAGGTTAATATCAGATCCAGATACGCCTACGTCACAATGTAAAACTTCAGCGCCCAAATTAGCTTGGATAGAAGCTTCTGCTATAGTGCCTCCAGCTGCGTTAGTGTCGGAGCTTATAGCGTTAAAAGTAAGTACCTCAGCTGCCACTACACCTGCCGGATCTGTCAAGGGTAGAGTGGCTACATCCGCAGCTCCGCCTGTGGTCTGAAAAACTAAATTGCCTGCGCCGACATCTGCATCGATGTTAGCTAATACAAGGGCTGCTATGCCGTTACGGGTTGCTGGTGCGTGAGTTGCGGCCATTTTCTATCTCCTGTTGCTCGGATTTAGACAACATATTCCAGATAGGTTCTGGTATGTTATGTATGTCGTCTATTTTAGGCTTTCCATCTTTGTCTCTGACAAGTCCGAAAAGTTGTACTTTACCTTTTGATAAGCTTTGCATGGTGTGTACCTCAGTGCGTTTTCAGTATTCTTACATTTATTAGTCTTTACGTCTAATCTTTATTTTTTCCAGCTTCCTGTATATTAGTCTGCTCTTGGACAAATTCAAAGGTACTTAGTATATTATTTACTACCACGAACCTTTCTTTCTTTTTATCTAATTCGATGGTCATCATAGCTATATCTTTTGCCAAAGATTGTAATTCTTGTTGGTGCTGAGATATTGCACCGTCCACTGCTTTGTTTATCATAGTAAATCTCTCCAGTTGTTTGCTAATCTAAGGATTAGAATTTTTCCACTTTAATGAAGGTATAAGTAAACCAGCTGGTCCACTCCTTTTCAGCATAGTATTCCCTACTGTTATGAATTTATTGTAGAATATGTCATGAATATCTTCTCCTTGTTTTCCAGCTTCTATAAGGTCTTCGCATACAGCGCCCATTGGATCTAATAATACCGCAGTATGGCCAGGTAAATTATCAAACGGGTGAGGCAAAATGTCCATGTCCTGGTTCTTAATGGCTTGAGTAAGTTCTACTTTATCGGGAATTACTTCAGACATTGCTGAGTATCTTAATCTTTCTGGCATTGCCAGTATTTCAGCAGGTATAGTTTTTATCATTCGGTACTGATTTCCAGCTGTATCAACTCCATCTGGTATTATACAAGTGGGTCCATTGTAATGCCAAGGTGCCTCTTGTGCAGTATACATAGAAACTACATTTCCAGTGGAATTTTCTACTAAAGCAAATATAAATAATGGTATTTCCCCATCACCTAAATCATAAGGTGGGGAAGCATTGACATAAGTTTGATCTGCGTAGGTAGTTCCAGTGTCCGGGTCAGATAAAGCTATTCTAGCTGCATAGGTTGAAGATATACTAGAATTGCTAGTAACTATCGCAGCACTACTGGTATTGCTGTTACTTTGTCTAACTCTTGGGTAAAATCCGTAAGATCCACCTGGTAAAATTATATTAGTTAATGAAGTTGTTGTACTAGAAACTTCTCCAGTTGTTGTACTTATATCTGCCTGATGAGCTGGGCCTGTAACAACTTTAGTCCAACCTGCATCGTAGTAGTATAGTACTCCAGCAGAAGTTACCCAGAAGTCTCCATCACTAGAGCTATGTGTAGGTGCTGCAGCAGATGCTGCATATGGTTCTATCCTAAGAGGTGCTCCTGTAGAACCTGTAGCACCGCACCAGACAGAAGTTCCATTTACAGAGTCCCCTTTTACTCCTATGCTAGAAGAACTACCTGCTCCAACACTGTCAGATACACCGCTCACTCCTACTGAGCCATTAGTAGACTCTCCAAGAACACCTGCTAGCCCTTGAGCTACAGTACCTCTAACTCCACAGCCATTGTTACCTACTCCTTCTACACCTGCAGTACTACTAGTTGTGGATAAGCTTTCACCTTTAAGTCCAGGACCTAGCCCAGCATTTTCGCACTCTACTATTCCACGACTACTAGTAGAAGAGCTAAACAATCCTATCTCACTTGTACCAGGAGTTAATTCTATAACATAAGTGTCTAAACCAGATGTGTTTATACCTATAGTAGCTTTTATTACACCTAAAGAGTCATAAAACCTGGCTTCATTACTACCTCCTACATTTATATCAACTCTCTTCCCAGAGGTCGCTGTGACAATACTTCCACCTATAATAGATGATCCAGTTATGGTGCCAGTTATGTCTAAGTCTGTTCCGTTAAACCTTAAGGAATTTGTAGTACTGGTCAAATCCAACTTATACGCTGTAGCATCCCACCCAAAAAATACACCATTACCTATTCCATAAGATTTTCCTAAAGTTCTTAAGGATCCTCCGCCATTTAATTGTATCCCTCCTCCAGTTATAGTCGTACCGGTATTCAATCCGGTCTGAGCCATTGCTGAAGGGGTAAGGTCAGATACGCTTCCAAGTCCAACATTGGCTTTAGTAGTACCTGCTTGGATAGTGGCTGCTGACTGATTATCTACATTGCTCAACCCCACATCAGTTTTCGTGGTATTGATATTGAGTACTGCAAGGTCTCCTGGGTAGCTGGTAAGATTTGAATTCCAATCTGCGCCTACCGTTGCATTATTGGCAGGTTTTGCTGCTCCAGAAACTTGAGTAGCAAAATCTGCGGTGTTTGCCGTAGCCAAAGCTCCAGCATCCCCTGAAGTAAAAGTGGCTCCAGAGGCTGCATTGGATTCAATGGTGGAAGCTAAAGTAGCTCCTATGGTAACGGTCCCATCTATGGAAATATTTCCAAGTGAGTCCATTTGGAATTTCGAATTTCCCAGACCATTGTGGTAACGCAAAACAAAAGTGTCCGGGCCATCTATTACCGGACCTACGTCTACTCTCCAACCGGAGGCTGCAGTTTGCAAAAGTCCACTGACTGTCAGTGTTGCTGACAATGTTCCGGTGGTTATCTTCCCTGCCACAATGGATGCTATCTGGGTGGAGGTTATAGCATCGTTTCCAATATTGGCCGCTATAAATGCAGCGTCAGCTGCGGTGGTTCTGGTTGCCCAGGCGCTTAGTCCTGACACATCCGCTGCTGCTATCCCACCTTGAACCGTTATAGATTGTTCCGCTGACAGAGTTACTCCAGTTACTCCAAAAGAATCATACAGGCCGTATCTTACATAATAAGTAGAACCTGATACCATGTTAGACAGTACGCCCAACGAGGCAAACTGAGACAAATACAGGGATGTTTCCTGTCCATCGTACACTAAGGTATCAGCATCCGCGGTAAACCCTGATACGTCATTTATATAAACTAAAATACCTGCCAGATCATTCTCATTTGGCAGTGTATAATTCATAGTTATGGCTTGGAATATATTTGACAGTGTAACTGACAAAGGGGTGCCGGCCTGGGGATTGGTATAGTTGGCTGTCGCTATTGAACTTTCGTGACCCTTTCTTCCAACGGCCACTATATCAAATCTAAGTTCCCGGTACGGGCCTCCGTCTTCGGTGGCCATCTGTTCTGTATACTCAAACCATGGATCTGAGGTTACAAACGTTCTTTGAAGTGTGTCTGTTCCGGAAGCGTTGTAAACTTCCACTTTATAATGTAGAAAATGTTGAGGAGTGGCAGACGCCGTTGCATCGTAATCCCAAACAATGTGGCATGCCTTTCCGGTAAATTCAGTGCCGCCTCCCAGTAAGGCCAAATTAGCTGGAGTAGCCAGTGGTAACCAGGTTGGAAGTTGTGGCTCTGTGGGAGGTGCAGCTTCTACATTGGTGGTAGTTATTACGGCTGACAAACCTTCGTTATTTTCGTTTCCTGATAGAGAAACCGGTCTTGCTAAATATTCCCAAGTGGCTCCATCACTGGATACTATCTGAGTAACCTCTACGGACGCACCTGCAGCTGGCAGCAAAAAGGTCCACTGGGTGTCACCTTGCAATCTATAATATATGTTGGAGTACGCATAAGAGGTATCTGAGGGAGCTGTTACAGTTATCTCTATGGTGGACAAATTACCTTCAGCTGACTGAGGAGAATTTAATACCTCTACCAGCTGTAAAGTTTGAGCAGTTTCCGAATAGTCTGGAATAGTTCCAGACGGAACTAAATTTGCAGGTAGGTACTGAAACCCGGCATCTTCATCTCCATAAATAAATTCACTGGATCCATGTAAAGAGCTTCGATAAGCTAATCCTGCCTGGCTGGATACACTTATAGTTTCTCCATCTATTATAGGAACTCCTTGAGTTGGAGTAGCTCCCATTTGTGAAGTTATTTTCCCTTCTATATTTGGTACAGTATAATCGCCATCATACAAAATTAAGGCAAAGCCTGGATTTCCTCCAGTTCCTGAAGAACCTGTTAGGTCCCCGGGAAGAAGGCCCACTGGAAGAGGGTATAAATCTCCCAGTGTTCCAGATTCCCCGGTTAAATCTATTCCTCCATTTATTCCGAAGCCTGCACCTTTGCATACCAATAAGAATCCAGCACCGCCGTCTCCTCCGGCACCGCCGTTTGCCATTGCCATGTAGGTTCCAGCACTTGATATAGCTTCGAAAGGTCTGGAAGGTGCAGAGGTTGCAGCTATCTTTCCGCCGGTACCACCGGTTCCTGTAAATTTGGTAGGAAGTCCCCCTAATGAGTCTCCATTATTTACAATATTTATGTGCCTTGAAAATTCTCCCACGCTGTCAGGTGCGTAATCTGTCACTCCTTGGTCCGTGTTAGAGTACTGAGTTCCACTGCTGTAATACTTGGCCCTTAATCCACCCTCTCCTCTATTTATTCCAAAACCTTGAACCGCTAATACGTTATTTTTTGAGTCCACGTCACCATAAAATAGGTGAGATAAATTAGTTAGTCCTACAACTGTAGCGCTGGAGTTTATAGTTCCCCCATCAGGATATCCAACGGTTATTGAGTCGGCTGTGGGCTTTGATGCTACAGAAAGCCACCTTCCTGAGCTGTGAGGGTATGTTTGTATATCGTCCCCTATAGCCAGGTTGTCAGCATTTTCAGAAAATGTAACTACATCTCCAGTTATATCTATTACCTGATAAGCTGCATCTTCTCCAGATCCTCCCGTGTTTGAAGAACCTATTGATATTATATTTCCAGTAAAATTAGAGTATCCATTAATTCTGAAATTTACATTGTCGTAAATAAATATATCAACGCCGTCTGCAAGTTGAATATCTCCAGCATAGTAAAATACGGAGTCCAAAGAATTCATGTCAGGACTTCCTATCAACGTAGGACTAGAAGTAATAACATTACCGGTCATGGCACCCCCACCAGCTATAACTGCCTGGCCAAGTTCTGTGGCCGGAGACGGTGGGGTGTAGTAGGCCGGATCTAATTTTACAGATGCGCTAACTGGAAGCAGTGGTGAAGGAGATGTACTGGGACCAATTAAAGTAAGCCTCATATCTCCCGACATAGGATTATAGTTGGCAGAAGTTACCATCATAACCCTGTCAAATGGTTGGTCCTTTATTACATCTTTGTACTCTGGAAGATTTACTCTTAAAGCATCCCCTACTTCAACTTGACGTAATTTGTACATCACATTGATAGTTAATTCATAAGGAGGAGCGGCGTATAAATCTCTCCACGTTCTCAAATAGTCCCGTATATTCTCGTCAGTGCTGGCTCCTAACCTAACTCCGTCAAAGTGGTATACTTTTGGCGTATTTACTTTATGCGTACCTATACTGGTAGCATCGACCAATGGTGTGGTTTTAGTGTATTTATCCTTGAGTACTATTTTTCCCCACTTAACTATTATTTGATTCAGTACCTTATTTAACTTTCGTTTAAGGCTGCTTCTTTTAAAATGCAGAGAATTGTCGATGGTTGCCACATATCCTGTCAGGTTCTTCATCGATGGTATTTTTTTAATGCCTAGAGATCCATCAGCATGTATTACTGTAAAACATCCCAGCCACAGCATTATTTGCTTTTCTATAAAATCTTTTGCTGATACTTCCTCTTCTATAATAAATTGAAGATTACGGCCTGTACCGGTGGTTGGGTTCCAAAGATCTAATCCAATATTTACAAAGTCTGCCGTTCTAATAAATTTAGCAGGTACTGCACAGTGCATGTTATCTGGAAGTGTCCCTGTCTGCCCGTAAAGAGTACCGGTCAACAATGACAGTGCTATTTTAGGTCCAGCACCTTCAATATAAAATACTTCTTTTACTTCTGGTTGAGTATCTACCTCAGCACCGGTATCAAATTCATGGGGCTCTATTTTGGTATCAAGGACTCCTCTTCCGTCCAGTCTTACAGGTATGCAATACCCATAAGTGACATCTTGTACAGGTCCATCGTGCAGAAATATTTCTTCTCCTATTTTAACCAGTCCTATGGTATCTCCTGGCCATACCTCATACTGACTGTCATGCTCTATTGCCTGATAGCTGGCAAGGTCACTGCCTGTTAGTTGTATTCTTAAGGTGTGAGAGGCTGTGGCTGCTACAGTTTCATCAACTAAGGCTTCTATTACTACCACAGTGTCTTCAGTGGTGGAATCTACTGTGAATGCTCCATTGTTTGAAGCAGTTCCAGCTATATCTATTATTCTTCCTATTTCAAAATCAAGGCCAGACAACTTTCCAGTTTTAGTTACTGATATGGTATTGGTAGCTGAGTCAAATCCGGTAACCGGTATTGAAAACGTTTTTTCAGACGCTGAAATACTCGATCTTAAATATTGAATTTTAGGCGTAAATATTTTGGTTCTGGTCAGACGGTTTACATCTGTACAATCGTACATAAACGACAACTCGTCTTGATCGGAGCTGTCTATTATGTAGGTAGAATCTATCTCATAGTCTTGCCACAAGTCTCCCTTAAATCCTGTATAAAGAACTACCCTCTTTTTTCTAAGTCCAAAACCGGCATTTTCTTTGGCTCCAATTAAGGTTGAGAATGCTCCCCCTTTATCGATAACCGAGAACTTGAACTTTCCTAAAGTGCTGGTTGATTTTCCTACATCTACACTTTGAGTTTGATTGCTTATTTTATCCTTTTCTAGATACCCAGCTAAGTGCAGCTCTCCATCTGGAGCCGACCCATCAGAATGGCTTGATATGTAAACCAGATCAGTATCGTCGTCATCAAAGGATATAACTATGGTGGATCTGGGACTTTTTGATATGGCTTTTAAGTTTACCAGGTGATTAGTATTTACAGTCTTCACTTATGTCCACCTAACTTCAAATGCCACGGAGTACTCAAGAGTATCTCCTATTCTTTGCTCTGCATATTGTTTAGTTTTTAATACACAAAATTGATAATTTCCACTTCCATCCAAATCTATTTCAAATTGAGATCCGTCACTTACTGACTTGTACCACTCTCTTACCTGAAGTATTGCAGTTTCAGTTAGGTAGCTTATGGTTATTTTTTGGTTGTCGTCCTCTGCCAATGTTATAGTTTCAGGTGTTCCGTCATAGGAAAATTTTGTCTTTCCATCCGTCATAAACGACAAGTCTGAAGTTCTCAATATGGCAGAAAGAATCAACTCAGTTCCAGGAACTTGGCCAACTCTCATTCTGTTAGAATCTTGAACTATATATCGTATATTAGCTGGCATTAGTTAATCCTTGGACTTCTGATAATTGCGCAGAATCTTCTCCTGTTCCACTTATAAGGACAAAGTCTCTCTCGTTTATACCGTCCTGAAGTATTGGTAATACAGTATCGTTTATCATCTCTTCAGTTATGGCTCCCTGAATGTAAACATTTACAGAATTAGTTTGTCCGTCACTTCTGGGGCTTCCTGTTATATTGTTTCCAATTCCGCTGGTATTATCCGCTGCAGAGGGTAGTCCTCCAAACGCACCAGATGAAGAGTCAGCTCCCGGGCTCTGGTATTGCTGAGATTTTATATCGGATACCATATCCTGTCCAAGTTTTACCATCCCTGCAGCTATCGGTATACCCCAATAACCTAACTGAGAAAGTACCATGGCAGCACCGGCTATGGTGTTTATTCTGGTCTGAGCTATCTGCATGCTCTTATTACTCTCGAAATTTTTACGAGCAATAGCATCCCTTTCCTCAAATTGTTTTTTGTAGGTGGCAGCATACGCTTTATATTGGTTCTGGATGTTTCTGTAATAATTAGCATCCCCAGCAGTTTGGGCATTATTGGCTGCTATCCTAAACTCTTCCTGGCGATCATTGGCAGTTTGCCACAAATCGTAACTATCCTCGGCTTCCTGTCTGGATATGTTATATCTTCTCTGAGACGCCTGAGCTGCCATTCCTACCAACTGTCCTATGTATCCTGCAGCTTGGGCTACCTGAGCGGCTCCTGTTCTAAATGTAAGCTCTACTCTGTCGCTTTCAAACTGGGTATTCATAGTACCTGCTGCAGTATGGTATGCACGTAATGCCTCCAGTCTACGCTTATAGCTTTCATTTTCTGCATTCCATATATTATCCATGGAAGTAGTAACTTGAAATCCTCTCTTTTGCAGTGCTTCTAATTCCTTAGAGTTTAATTTACCTAACCTGGCAGCATTTACATCCAAAGTTTTTTGAAGGCCTTCAGCTGCTTTTTTCTGATCTTCGAATGACTTTATTCTTGCCGAAGTGTCCCCTAATCCCTCAGAGCTGTCCCTGTGAGAAATTAGATTGGATCTTGATACCGACAGTAATTGTTTAGCTATTCTTAGCCTATTTTCAAGGTCTTCTGTAATATTTGCTGATTCAGCATCTCTTATGGATTGCCTTACTATTACAGCATTGGCTGCAGATATCTGACCTAAAGCTTCTTGCTGATTTGTTTGATTTACTAATTCCTGAGTTGTTCTCTTATGGCCTGCTATAGCATCCTCGGGATTGACTTCAGTTTTTACTAATGCAGCGTTTACCAGTTCCCTCTTTTCTCTTTGGATGGCAGCTATATTTTCTTTTCTGGTCTTCAGCACTGACTTTGTCACATTGTCAGTATCTCTAAGTAACCCAAACCCTTCTTTGGTTACCCGGTTATTGTCCTTGGCCGCGGCTACTAATTTAACTGCAAGTTGAATTCTCAATTTGTTTTGTGCTAGTTCTTTATCAGCCAGTCCTCCTGGTATAGATCCACTGGCTGCACTTTCAACTAATTGTTTTCTCTTTTCCAATAGCTTATTTAAGTGGTTGGTTGCTGCTATTTCTGTTCTTGTGGATTGGGCCAAAGCCAACTCAGCTGTTTTCTTTTGCTCCTGGCTTATGCGTTTTCGTATACTTAGTTCTTCCAAAGAGATGGCATTAAGGTCTCTTTTTAATTTAGATATCCTGGCGGTTGCTTCTGCTTCAGTGGTTAAGAATGTAGTATATACTTTCAATTCTTTATTCACTTTACTCTGAACATCTTCCTGAGAAACAAGTTCTGTAACCAGCTTAGGAAGTCCTAGAGGACCTATTAAGGCTGCTACAGCAACCTGCATAAAGTCAAATTGTTCTTTTCCTGCTGACATCGCTGTGACTGATTTTATAGACTCACTGGCAAGGTCTGATACAGCTCCTGCCAAGCTGGCCACTGCTCCAAAAGTACCTGCAATTCCATCTTTTAGTGCCACTAAAAATCTGGCTATTTCCTTGCCATTTAATGAGTTTATAAATGCGGTGAAGGATTGAGTAGCCTCCCTAAGGCTGGGACTCAGCTCTTGGAATATTACAACCGACAGCTCACTAAATGCCGAAATCAATTTCTTAGCATCATCCGCCAAATTTTCTTCTATTTGTCCACGCTTAAGCAATGCCGATCCCTTGGCATTTTCATTTTGTTTAATGAATTTCTGCAATGATGTAGTAGAGCCGTCCACTTCAGCACTTATCATTCTGTAAAGTTCAATCATAGCCGGACCTGCACGAGCTCCAAATATAGTCAGTATATCGGAGGTGTCCGCATTCGCATCCCTGAACTGTCTCATTATATGCAGTAGGGGCCTCATCCGGTTTTCCTGGTCGTGAAGAGAGACATTTAATTTTGTAAGTATTGCCTGAACTCTGTCAGTTGGTTTTGATAAATTCACTAACGCCCTTCTAAGAGAAGTACCAGCTCTGCTGGATTTTATACCAACATTGTGAAAAACTTCCAATATGGCTGTGGTCTCTTCTAAGGTATTGTTGGTTGCCCGGGCAATTGGAGCCACATAAGACAACGCATTTCCCATCTGTTCCATATTGGCATTTGAGTTAGTTATAGCTACCGACATAACATCGACTATCTGTTCAAGGTCGCTGGCTTCTTTACCAAACCCTAGCATTATATTGGTAGCAATATCCGCGGCTCTTGCCATATCCAACATTCCTATGGATGCCAGGTTAAGTACTGGCTCCAGTGCTTTAGATGCCTCGGCAGAACTGAGTCCAGCCATACCTAAAAATACCAGCCCTTCGGCAACTTCTGACACCGTAAATACTGTCTCCTTTCCTAATCTTCTGACTTCTTTTTCTATGGCCCGACCAGCTGACGTAACCTCATTACTAGTCTTTGAGAAATTATCCATGACCGCATTTGCCCGGGCCATGCTTTTCTCAAAACTTGCTCCGGTCTTAATTAGCTCTACTATCGATTTTACTAATATGTAGGCTGCAGTGGCGGCCAGTAAGGTTTGCGCTGTAAATGCACCAAAATGGGTGCCTGTGGCGTACATGCCGGCCCTCAAGGCTGCGGCTTCTTGAGAGGTCCTGTTCATGCCCTGTCTGAAATTTTTAAGGCTGGCACTGGCGCTTTTTGATCTTTTTCCTAAAGAATCAAATCTACCATTTAAATGGGTTATGCCGGCATTGACAGTATCAGTTTGAGATTTTAGCTGGGATACTGCAGTGGTTAGATTCTGAAGGCCTAAGGCACCTACTCCTGCCTGAGCCTTAAGGTTTGCAGCCTGAGTTCCTACTCTACCAAGTGAAACTCCTTTAGAGTTTATCTTGGTTATTCTGGCAGAGATTCCATCCAGACTGGCATTCAATATCTTTATCTTATTTAGCGCCTTGTCGGTAGCTACATTGATATCGAATGCCATCTAGATGTCCTCATTAACCTTAGTTACAGTTACCGGCTTATGGTGATTAAGGTATGCTTCATCGCATATTCTTAACATTTTGTAAAAGAATAGCAGATCGTATCCATTTATAATACCAATAAGTCTTCCATAGGTTATTATGTCTGCAAATTTTAGAGGGTGTGGGGTGTCAGAATGTGACCTTGATGGAGACAAATCATAAAATGCTTCTATGTATATGGCATTCCATCTACTAAGATCAGGCTTCCCCTCTAACGCTTTGGGAAGCCTGTTAGTTTTCTTAGCTACATTCTTAAGTGTGTCTAATCGTTCTGGGGATCCCCACTGGAGGTCCCAGGCGATGAAGGCTTTACATTAATGAGGTCCTCTTCATTATTATGTGCCTGGAAATTCTGTAGCCGATCTGACTGATCTTCTACTTCTTTTCTAAGGACCGGAACATTTGTCATGGCACTAAACCCTAACTCAGGCGTATAGGGTATATTTTCCTGGCCATTCCAAGTCATATTTTCCCAATCCAGTAATACATACTTTGCCAATCCTTCAAGGCTTATCTTGTCTGCCAACTTGTCGGCATTTTCATCTTCCAAGTCAATTTTTCTACGATGTATTTTATACTGTTGAGTAAGGTGTCGTTGATGCTTTGGATTGTTTCTTTGGGCTATTTTAAGTCGAGCGTTATCGAAAAAGTCTACCCACACACCTTCTTGGGACATTTCTTTATCTGGTGCCATTGACATAAGATCAAAGCTTTTATTTTCGGACATTGGTTTTCTCCATGTTGGATAACACGAAGTAAAAAGAACTTGTAACTCTTTCTACCCCAGTCGTAGTACAGTGCTAAAAATAAAAGAGAGCTGGAATTTCCCGCACTGGAGAGGATTTAAGGTGCCCCCGATCCAGCTCTCTTACTCGTTATTTTAAGGTGCTGGTATCCGTGTAATGATGCAAGTTTTTTGCGTCAAGTACGGATCTATTACAGCCTTAAAAGCTATCTTTGCCATTACATCAGAATCGGCAGATTCCGGATTTGAAGTATAGGATTGTATACGACACCCCGGGAAACTGAAAATATAGGCATTGCCTTGGGCAATGTCTGTTTCATCGTCGGTAAGGGCAAATCTTATAGTTACCACATCGTTGGCAATAAATCGGTTGTACAATTCTCTGCTTTCGAAATATACATTAGATGAAATGTCCGCTGAGAATCTACCTCTGCCTATTCCTACCGGGTACAGAGATCCCAAACCTGGCTGTTCTCTGAGTGCATTGTCTATGGTTATGTCCATGGACTCGAAAATAGCCGCTTCTGCAGTGGCGTGAACTCCGTTAGAATTAAGCGCCTGCATGGAAATACTGTCAATTCCGGACGCACCATTTAGTACATCGTTTACCAGAGATGGATTGTATGCCGCTGTTCCGCCAACACTGACTGAAGCGCTGGAACCGGTGTAATTGGTTCCCATAACACTGAAGCTTCCGCCAATCTGAGAATTTCCAAGTGCAAATTTCATAGATCCTATTCTTAATCCTTCGCTTAAAAAGAACTCTCCAACATCTTGAAGTGCAGACTCTACTGCGAACTCTCTTGCAGTGGTTTCATTAGATATCATGGAGGATACTACGTTGGCAGTGGCTGTAGCCTCATCAGCTAATGTTTCATGGACAGTTACATGGGTGCCGTCCACTACACTGGCTATAGTAAATACGCCATTATTAGCTGCTTGCACAGCGGAATCTACACGAAATGCCTGTTCCGGAACAAGGCCTACAGTGGTGCTCATAGTTATAGTGCTGGTAGCCAATACAAAATCGGTGGCAGTGGCTGTGAAATTTGTCCATCCGGAAGATTCCAAAAGGGCTTCCATCCAGTCGTCATATTCTCCATAACTTAACTGAAAATTCACATCCCCTCCACTTGATGCAGAGATGTGAGAAGAACCTGAAATTTGTCGATCGTCTCTGATTTCTTCCGTTGGGGATGAAGTTATAGATCCGTTTAGGGTATTACCTGAGGTACGTAAAAGTCTAAACACCTCGGTACCAACTAAGCCACCAGCAGGTTGTAGAACGTACGCAAGTGAACTTCTTGAACTGTCTGCTATAGGCATAGCTTACTCCTGTCTATCGTATCTGAATTTAAAGGATAGAGGTAGTATATACCAACCTCCGCTAGGAAAGCCATCATTAGAAACTGACCCTCTTATTTTTGCATCTCCAACGCTTTTATATTCAAGCATAGTCTGTAATTTAGAAACTAAAGTTTGCGCAAGTCTTGTCCCTGTTCCGTCTTTGACTCTTATTTCAAAATACAGTTTACCTTGAGTTCTTCTAAGTACTCCCCCTACCTCAAAAGCATCTGAGTCAGCAAACTGTACAACGGCAAATAGGTAAGGATCTAATCCGTCTGATAATAGTTTGCTAGGATCCGATGGGTTTTTTCCATCTATATTTCCAAATTGTATGGGAGTATCCGCCCAATTTGATATTATGAAACCTTCAATGTCATTACTTATTTCGCCTCTATCCGCCATGACTAAACAAACTCCCTTCCGGCCTTATCTACAGCTGCTTCTGCTTCCATTTCTGCCATTGCCATAGCTACTCGTATATTGGCATTGCCGGCATAGGTTCCTTTGAATGTGGCTTTGTCACTTTCTGGAGTCTGGTTGTAAATGGTAGCACCCATAGTTAAATTATTGTCTCTTATAAATTTTTGCATATAAGCGACTTTCAGCGCAACTATTACTTGAGGAGATATTGTAGCACTGGCTGTTATTGGTTTTGATATTGCGCCTGAGTTTGATCTCTTTTCCCCGGGCAATCCTATAGGTCCTATATTATGATCTTCTATATAAAATCTACGTCTGGCCTTTCCAGTACCTATCCACCAATTGTATGCTGCCTTTCCAGAATCCTGTACCGTCTCTTTAACTACGACAGGGTACACCGCAGCTATGACCTGCTTCACTGCTATATCTGGTATCTTAAGAAATTGGGCCTTTAGTTTTTTGGCCTCTTTAAGGGTGTCTGAATTGGACTTAGCTACTCCAGATTTTCCCGATACTGCACTTATGCCTGGCATGTCAGCACCCACTCTTTAGTTAAAGGATCTCTGGCAGCTTTAAGTATAACGTGTGTATTTGAGTCTACTATTACAGACTCCCTTGGTGTGGGATCAAATCCTATATCGGTGGCTGCTATTACTACATTGAATACATTTTCTGATACATTGTCTGGATCAGCTACCACTTTTGAATATTGATGAACGGTTCCTGATACGTTATAGGATTGTGGAACATCCTGAGAAGTTCCTGAACTACTGTCATAGGAAAATGAAACGGTCTTAAGGTACTGTATATTTACTCGGTTATCCTGGGTTTGAAGTACTCTGGAGAATTTCATTCCAGAATCAAAATACGACTCTTCAACCTTATAGGAAACTCCATTTAATTCTATAAAGTCCCACTCTTGCATGGGACATTCTGGAGGAGCCATAATAAAATATTGTCCAGCGGTTTGCTGAACTGTGCCGGTTTCTGGAGTAGTGGCTCTCAATTCCAGATCCATATAATAACTTCCAATTTCAGACTCTACTAAATGTCCAGGGTCGTTGGAAGGTCCTTGAACAGATTTCCTGGTTAAGGTACCAAGTCCACCTGCCAGCCCGTTAACCAGATGCAACATGTAAAGCGCCTGGTAAGTATTTCCTACTTGAGAGTCATACCGGCCTTGTCCTACCACATAGATGTCACCTGTTACCTCAGATCTTATAGTCGAAGATTCTGGGATTACGGTATCTAAATCGCACACAAACATACGTCTGTGAAGAGGTCTGCTAAAATTCGAAAGAAATCTATCAACCGGTGTTATTCTTCCTGACAGTTCGTCAAGGTCCCAAGTGTTTGTCAACCTATCATAAGTCGAGAATTTGTGGTCGTTGAAGTATCCGGCTGCTGTGGACAATTGCATAACTTATCCCACAACTGGGTCATAAGTTGGAGGGACTCCTGAAAGAGGGGAGTTGATAGTGGTTTGAGTAGCTGATCCAGATATAGCCGATTGCAAAGCTATCCTGAATGACTCTACTTTAGATTCGTAAGATTTTTGAAGCTTTTCAAATTGAGGTTTAGTGAACCTCTCCATGGAATTGTCTCCATCCCCTATTTTTTGAACCGCAGCTAACCTTAATCTTGGAATTAATATTACTGCGCAAGAGTAAATGGAATACAGTCTTAGATAGTTGTATCTTTTAGTTTGATCTGCTGAAGGAGAAGCACCGGTGCCTTCGCTAATTACTGTGGTGTAATCTATACCATCCTCTGTTAGCGCCATTATAAGTTCCAGTTCTACACTAGGAACGTCAAAATCCTTGTCAGACAGATCTTTTTCAGTAAGGCCTAGCACCGACCTTACTTGATCAGTGTCGGTACCTTTGTCTAACAATATACGTTCCATTATTTATCCACTTTCATTATCTTTAATATTTTGGCTCTGACTTGAGCTTTCATCCAGGCGTTTAAAGTTACTCCGGAAATTTCTTTTCCTGCCTTGAAAATTATACCGCTTTCTTGATCAAATTTTTGGTATCCGCAAATGTTGCAAATAGTTAAAGATTTGCCTTCACTTTTATTTATGAGATCTTCCAGTTGAACAGTTTCATCTTTCGCCTGTTTTTGTTGTTTTCTTATTTCTTTAATATCATCCGAGATATTTTCCGGAGTATTTTCAGATAAATTCTGTACACCTTCATCTTTAGGTTCTGGTGCTGGTGCTTTATTTTTACTTTTATTCTTTGACATGCTGTTCTCCAGTTATGAAATGAGGCCGAGGTATAATTCCCCGGCCACATTTTCAGTGCGTATAAACTTACGCGAAGGTCATCTTAGACCAACCATCGGTGTAAAGCTTATGAGACATTTCACCATAGTCAAAACGCATGCCTTTAGCTTTACGAAGTACAAATTCTTCGATGGCTGAGTAAGAAGCAGATGCGTTAATTACGCGGCGAATAGCACTACGGCTGTCAATGCCTACTACAGTACTTGCACCAATAATGGCAGTATCTACCAGCAAGATCTTGGGCTCAATTACGCCTAAGTTCTCGATGCTGTAAGCATTGCTGAAAGCGCTGTTAGGGCTGTCTACTGTATTAACTGTAGGCTTGCCTGTGCGGTTCTCAATTGCTAATGCTGTATCGATGTCTGCAAGGATGTAATCGATAGACATTTTGCGATAGTTTGCACGTAGGTACTTAATCCAAGCTGCGTGAGTCATGACACCGCCTACAGCTGCTGCATCAAAACTTGTTCCCAAAACTGAGCCAAGTGCAGCTTCGTTACGGTCCACGTCACCATCTACCATGGCAGAGATATCGCCTTCAACCATAGATACTCGCTCTTGACGAGATTGAGAACTTACAATCAAGTTAACAAGGTCAAGACTTGTAGCTTCCAGTGCGTCATCAGAGATCATTAAACCTATAGATTTAGTTGAAATCTTACGTGATACCTCAGAGGTTGTGATACCGACCATGATAGCTGGCTCAGCCATCTGTGAGATAGGTGCATTTCTGTCACCTTGTGGAGCTGTTACATCGATAATTGGCTGTTCAAACTTTGGACTATTGATAGTTTGAGTTTGTGCAATCATGTTGTTGTAAGTGCCCAGGAAGTCACCATAGTCACTGCGTAATTCAGATTCAATAACCTGCATTACAACTTCAGGGAAAAGTAAACGTGCACCTGCGCCCTGATTATCTTCAGGGCGGGTAATAGCGCCCATGTTGAAGTTAACCGAACCGTTCATAATGTCCTTCATGCTTGGCGGCTTAAGGCCGGTAGACAGATCTGAATTTAAGAACATTCCAGATGATGCCATCATTTGCTGAAGTACTGTACCGTATTTTTCTACGTTAGTATTCATGCCGTGGGTTTGCTGTAAAAACTGAGATAAGGAAATGCCTTTATCTGCTGCACCTTTGTAATCCGCGGTACTTAGAGTGGCTTCAGATCTCTCCCCGTTAGCATCTAGAAAAGAAAATTTAGCTTCGTTTTGATTCATTGTTATATCCTCAAGTCTGGTTAGAGGTTAAGTAATAATTACTTAACGTGCTCAATTAATACGGAGTCACCGGCTACGCCAGTACCTGTAAGAATGCTAATTACACGCCAGCGATATAGAACGCCAGCACCTTCTGTTACTACCAGGCCACCGGCTAAGCCGCGAGCTGCCTGAGTACCTGCTACAGCAAACTCACCTACTGCAAGGGTGCCTACCTGAGCAACATCAACTGTAGCTACTCGACGACCTTCAGAATCTACCGATCCAAAAGAGAAGCCGTCATTTACAGTGTCAGGGTTAACAGCTGCTAAGGTACCTTCGATGTCATCACCGTTGGCACATAGCACGTAATTATCATCGCCGGCTAATTTAACCGCTTTCTCCAAATCTGCTGCAGCCAATGGATTGGCAGCGTCTACACCTAAAGCAGCTGAGAAGATATTTGGACTTGCTTGTACAAGTCGAGAAAATTTAAAGTTCATCGGTAGTTCCTCACTTATTTAGTATTGAATGATACGGTGTTCAGAGGTGCAGACATTGATCTGCTTTTGGTACCCTCTGCATGTTCTTTTTCTGACTCAACAGCGGCTACGCCGCCTACCTTGAATGTCTCAGTAAGCTTTTCAGCCAACTTGGCATGGTGAGATAGTAGTGAAGCTGTATCCATTGAACTTAAATCAATGGAACCTCCACCTATTACTAGACTCATCTTTTCACAAGATACTTTAGCGATTGAAGATAGGGCTTCTACGGTGCTTGACTGGGTTTCAAGCTTTGCCTTTACCGTCTCCAACTCTAATCGCAATTTTGCATTTGTTTCTGTTTGCTCTGTCAGTTGTCCTTGAACATGAGCTACGACCGGATCACCCCCTTCATTATTGGTTTCTGATTCCGAACCAGGTTCAGATGACATATCTGCAGAATTGCCATCTCCTTCGGTATCGGTGTTTTCAGAGTTGCCGTCTTCTTCAGTCGCTGAGTCTTCAGGACTTTGCAGGGCCGCCATGGCCAACTTCAACTCTTCTGTTAATTTAAGTGTACCCATCTCGATGGATGCTTGAACTTGTTCCAAAGTCATCTCGCCTTGAGCTGTTTGGATCTTTTTGCCAGCAGTGTTGCCGGCTGTATCTTTAGCGTTTGCTGCTGACATAGTGGTATCCTCTTTTGGTTTGTTGGTATTAATTAAAACACTATCGGCCTTATTCATATGACTTTCAATAGCTGGAATTAGTATATTTTCTATAGTCTCAGTTGACATAACTTCTTGCATATTTAGCTGTATCTCGTGCTTACTTCCTGAGTCCATACTTACCATTCTGCTAAGGTTTGGTTGATCTGTTTCAATGGAGTCTAGCAGATAAAGTTTGTGCATGAAATCCTCAAAGAACATTATTCTGTCAGCTAATCCTTTCTCAACTGCCTGCTCTCCAAAAAATACTCGACCTTCACCGACATCTGCACGAACTGTAGAGCGATCAAATCCACGCTGATCTGCCACCCAGTCAAGGAAAAAATTTCCTAGTAGTTTAAGGCTGCCGTTCACCATTTCCTTAGTTTCTTTATCCAGCTTCTCATACTGGTTAGGCTTGGCTTTGAATTTTCCGTCACGAAAAACTGTGACTTCAACGCCTTGGTCTTTAAGCATTTTGGATATTTCTTGATGGATGGTGACTACCCCAATGGATCCTAGATTGGACATTTTTGTACAGGTTACGTCTCTGCATGAAGATATAATCCAGTACCCTGCAGAGTTTGCTGCACCTGAGGTATAGCCATGAACTGGCTTAGATTCCTGATCTATTTTTTCTATAAGTAAACCAAGTTCGTCAACGCCTACAGATGATCCACCTGGCGTATCTGTATCCATAACTATTCTGCTTACTTCTGAGTTCTCACTGGCATGCATAAGCATGCGGGAGATGCCTTCATAAGTTGATAACCCAAACAATTTTGTTAGCCACGTTTCGTTGGTGGTTAAATTTCCTTTAACAGGAATAACCGCTATGTTATTTACGACTTCGTAGCCTTGAAACTCATCATCGTCGTCATCATCATCATAGCCGTTTGAAAACAAGTCAAACTTCTGCCCGGTGGCTATGGAGTCATCCATACGTTTTTGTATGGAATTTTCCATCTTTAATATAAATTCGAAACTGCTTAAGTCTCCAAGCCAGAACCCGTTAGTAAGTATGCTCATAATATCCTCTATTGGTCCCTTCCGCCGCCATTGCGGGGAATTTCGTTATCTGGTTGAAGGCTTCTGCCCATGGGGTCGTCATTAGCAGTTGGATTCCCTGCTGCTTCATCTTGCTTTCCGGTGTTCCAGAACCCGGTGCCACTTAATATGGCTCCTCCTTTTCTATACGGAACTCCTAACTCACTGTAGGCCTGTTCGTCCGTGTAAATTCCCAAGGAAAGTAGATTGAGTATATTGTTCTGTCGCATAGTCTTAAAGGCTTCCAGCTCATCCTCAGGTCTTAAGTTTATGGCTTCGAATTTAAATTTAACATAAACATCCTGTCCAAGTAAACGAACAGCTAAAGTTAATGCTCTGCTTAACACCTGTTCTACCGGGCCTTGAATAGATTTTGCAACCTTTAGATACACCAAAGTTTCTGTATTGGATAGGTTTTGGCTGCCATCTGTACGTATACCTATGACTGATGGCTGAGTCTTCATACTGGTAGCCGTCATTCCAGAGAGTTGCTTTAACATGGGGGTGTAGTCAGCCTTTACGCCGGCTACATTTTGAGTGTCAAACTCCGCGGTATCATATGCTACTACTGAATCTTCTGGTTCTAAATCCGCCAGAGAACTCTCCACCTCTGCCTTTATATCGTTCATATATTGAATTAATTTTTTAGGGTCTTTTTTAATCTCATCCGGTGCTGTGCTTCGTATTTTCTCAGAATCAAGTGTTACCACCAATCTTCCATGTCCGGATTTTCTAACCACCCTGCGCATCTCTTCTATAAATTCATCATAGTAGTAAACCATGTTTAATGCTGATTTCATCATGGAAGTGCCGTAAGCACTGTCAGCTTCTTTATGTAGTTCAGCTACCCAGAATGTGGCAATGTTTAAATCGATGGGATCTCCGCCTTCAGGATTCTCCTGCTCGGGATACCTTCCACCTTGGCCATCTGCTTTCCAAGTTATTGTCCCATAGTTAACCGGTTGGAATTTATCCGGTAACCTGGCTTTGTCCAGTACCAACTCCAGACAGCAGCCCGAAGTCAGTACAGTTTCCCTGAGTAACGTTTCTATGACAGCATCTATGGATTGTTTATCTCGGAATTTTTTAGAATAGTCGTAAAGGGTGTCTACTGCAGCAATAACTGAAGTGGCAGCATCCACACCTTCTTGATTGAATTCGTTGGTACCGGTGGTATATGCTTTTATGGTGAATCCAGAGTTTGCTATCTGGACCATACTGAATACAGAGGATGAAAAGTTTCCATCTTCCTGGCCAAGTTTTCTAAGGGCCGGTATTACCTGATTTCTATTTCTTAAATCCTGAATCGATACCTGGCGGTAGCTATCATTGGGATTTATTATAGCTTCTCCCTTATTCACAGAGGCATGAGCTGGTCTGGATTTAACCTTTCCTGCCTGTACCTTTGGTAGGGATACCTTTTTATTTAGAAAACTTAGCATAGTTTAATTTTTATATTCCAGTTGTACCCACATGATTGGCCTCTATTTAACCTTCATATTTGAATTAATGCAACGTTTTCTACATCAGGTCTGAGCAAGTGTAGCAGATGTCAAGGTACTTGACTTGCGTTTATTTTCTGTCAAGCATCGATTTTACTGTATTATCTTTATTTTCGGTCCCATCCTTCATACGCACAGACGACACCCCGGGCGGCATATAAAACCCAACTGATCCTATCAATTGTTCCATCAAATCCCGGGCAATCATCGCATAATTCATAGCATGTCCGTAGTGATCTTCTCCGGTAGATATCCAAACACCTTGAGCTTCATCTATGGTTGCGGCCATATTATTTATTATCTTCTTCAAATTTTTCATATGCCGTTCCACTTCATCAGTCTCAGGATGTTTTGGATAAGCTATGTTGTAACCGTTGTGAAGTTTACAGAATTCGTCGAACACACCGGTCTTATATGAGGATACTACGGACTCCACCTCGTTTATTACGTAATTGGTTAATTTGTTTTTTGGTGGCTTTTGTTGATAGTAATTAGCATACACCTGCCCGGGCCGACTCATCCCGATAAGTGTCAGTGCAGTGGAAAAGTCCGGCATGGCATCGATGACCAGAAGGCCTACCCCAAACTGATCCATGCGTTGCTTTATCTTTTCTGACAGCTGTACATCACTGGTCATCTTTATCCGTTCAGAGAAAATTATTTCAGGCTTTCCGTTTATATCATGCCCTATAACAAGGTGAGATATTTTACCTACATCGACTCCAGCAAACGTACCGGCTGCTCCCACCTCTGGCGGAGTCCAAGTAGAAATACGTCCTTTATTAAACGGATCCGAAAGAAATGTGTTATCAGCATCTTCATATTCCAGTCCCAGTGTAAAGTTCCACCAGTCTCCAATTCTCTTATAATCTCCGGCCTGCAGCAATAGGCTGGGAGTGGTGTTGTAAACCGGTACATCATATGGACTAACCTGCCACCCAGCTTCCCGAGCATCTGGACACATGGCAACCCACTCTCTCCTTGAGGGATCTCTCAAGTCGTTAGTCAAATTGGCTCCACATTTATGGCATGCTATATACGATTCCTGAAGCTTGTATGTTGGGTTTTTGGCATCCAGGTTAGAGAAGGTTGATAAATCACCATCAAAGCCAGGCAGGACAACATCACGGAAAAAATCAGGCGCTGCCCACTCGTTACAGCTGGAGCACTTGACAAGGTAGTAGTTTTTAGTAGAGCTTTCAAACGCCTCTGATATACCAAATCCCTTAACTGTCGGCGTGGAGAACCGGTATGTAATCCCCTTGAACCCATATTCGTCTTCCTCTGCATGTCGTAATCTTGATTGGTAAGTTGATATCACCGAACCATCGGAGAAATCTATTTCATCGTGCACCAACAGATGAGCCGGTACCGATATCGCCGCACCCTGACCATAAGTACCGTTCATGTACAACGTGCACGAGCCAAGACGCTTCATCTCCGCAGAATCAGCTGATCTTACCCTCAATGAGCTTAAGAATTCGGACTCTTCAATGACCGGATCAAAGCGATCTTTGGAAAATTTACTCGCAAATCTTGACGTAGGAAGTGTATAAATTGCACGTTTACTTCTAGAAATTGCCAGAAAGCCTAGCGTTATTCTCACAGATAGTTCAGAAAGTCCAACTTGTGAGCACTTTTTTACGTTTTTACGTGAATGTGGGTCATTGACAATATGTTTCTGGTATTCATGGTGCTTGAAAGAGAATTGATTTCCATCAAGGCGGGTGTGTTTACAGATCCAATCGGTGAGACCTCTCAACGAATTTGACCTGTCCAGCGCCCCGGTTATTCGGTCATAGAAGGATTCGGCTTGAGGTATCATCTAATTACTTTTTTCCAAAGCATCGATGGCAATGGCTTCTGCCTGCAATTCGTTTGATTCGTGAAATAATTTTTCACAATCCATATATCCCTGTTCAGTCTTATCGAATGTATAAGCCACTGAGCACACTCCCATGCCTTGTGGCTTGAAGTAGAATCTTACTTCCGGTACTTCTTTAGGTCCCTCATCCAGTTTTATCAACACTTGCCCGACCTGGGTATTATAAAGTTTCGCAAACATACTAAGTCTCTTGAAGTTTAATTAATTCTCTACTTTCTCAATGCATTTAAAACTAATATCCCAACTACTGCCAGGCCAACTATCACTATCCCGGCACCTATCGCCAGTATCCACAATAACCATTGCTGTATAAAAATTTCCACGGCTATCTCCTATTTTATTCTGTCAAGTTTTTCTTTTAGTCTTGCTGAGAAATCATCGATTACATCCTCTCCCAGCTCCCGCATCGTATCAATGGTGGCCTCTTCTATGGCCTGCATTCTATCGATATTTATCAGCTCTGATCTGGATTTTTGCAACATCTGTAAAAGGCTGCCGCTGGATGACATAAAGTCTTTCGCCTCTTTTACACTACTGCCTTCTTTTATTCTGCCATCGCTGGAGAATATTCGGTCTCTTATAGACTGCAGGGCTTTTAGTTGGTTAGTCAGTTCCTGAGACAGATCGAACTCAGAGTCAAATTCTTGAGTATCTGCCTGAATTGGCAGGACATCTAAAATTTTAACTAATTCGTATTCTGGGATTGCATCTCGTTTTATGGCCTGTACCACGGTGTCGAATGCCAGGCCAAGGGCAGATACTGAGAAGGGGGCGAAGTCGTCTTGTTTTGTTTCATTCAAGTCAGCCTCAAACGCATGCATTGAAGAGGCCGGAGCTTTGGTCGAAGCGGGGATTCCCGTTTCGGTTCCTGGCGTCTTTGCATGGGCAGCCATGGCCTCGGCCACTTGTTCAAGTGGTAATTTTTCCGGGGCGTCTATTGGCTTTCTTTTGGCTAATGGCATGCAGTGCTTTCTTTAATACGTTGGGCCGCCCTTCCAAATAAGACTTCTGTGAAACTCTTACCCTGTAGTAGGACGCGGCCCGAACAGTGGTTCCGGATAATGGCCGGTTAATGGGTGTAATTTAGTTCCGCTTGGCGGTTATGTCAAGGTTGAAATTTCCGGCCGATTTTTGGTGGGATTTTCTCGAGACTTTTACAATATTTTTACGAGCTCATTTCCGGCTCCGTAACCTATTGAATTTACTAGTAAATTTTTGGTGAAATATACTTAAAATTTCCGGGAGGTAATTTTTAGTGCTATTTGCCGGGTAAAATCTCAAAATCTAAAAATTTTTCACACACGACCTATAGGGCGCTGTCTCGTATTTTGCAAACAAAAAGGCATACTAGGGGCGCGGCCTCCTCATCAATAACATTTACTTATGCATATAATAACCACACCTTATCACCTGCCGCCCCGGCCACCGCCGCCCCCTCTCCCC